TTCTATCTACGACTAAAGAGTTTATAAAATTCTGTTTATCGGATTTTCGCGAGCAGGAGTTGCGGAATTCTCACCGCTAGTTTTTTAAGATAGTCTTTAAACTTCACCGCTATTTAATTTCTTCTTAGCGTATTGACTTACGTTCTATAGTTATTCGCTTCACGCGATTCTTTTAACTTTAAATAGTATAGTTTCTTATAACTAGATATTACCGCTATACTAATAAAGACTATAAAGGAAGAAATTAATTGTTACCTAAAGATTTAAGGTAGCAGGAAAGACTTTATCCTAAAAGGGACTAATTAAATGTCTATCGGTTTTAACTACTAAGCTAGGGGCCGGTTTGAGAGACGTCTAACGACGTGACTATTAAGATAGTTTCGCAACGAGTTTCGGTGTCTCCTAGATTTCGGAGTTATTAAACTTAAGACTTTCAAAGCTGAAAACTAAATCTTTAGTTTTCGAATCGTTTACGCCCTAAACGGTAGGACAAATATAAAGAGTCTTTTTAGAGTCTAAAAGGAATTATAAGGAATTTTAAACGTTTCGAGGACTCTATATAAGGACTCTAGGCGATAGCGAAAATTAGCCTATATATAGAGTCGGCTAAAAGCCTACGTTTCCCCTAGAGTCCTCTAATAGCTTTAGGGACTCTATATATAGGCTAGTTTAGGAGTCCTAAAAACGGCCTGAAAACTAAGGTTTTAGTTTTAAATTCCTTTAAGGAATTATAAGGAGTTTTAGACCTTCCTTAGATAGCCTATTCTATACCCTATATAATAGAGGTAAATTTATACCGTCACTTTATAGAGAGTCTATAAGGTAGGACATAAACTTAATTTAAACTTTACAAAAAATGAAAGCACCAAAAGCAGCACCCGCAGAACAAACCCCAGAAGGAGTGTACCAATCAATTTGTTTAGGACCAATTCATTGGGGCACGCAATCAGGTTCATACAAGGGTAAGCCTACAAAAAGAAACACGCTTAATGTAGCGTTTGAAATTCTTGGAGTTAAGAAAGAAAACGGGGACGCATTCGTAAATTACAAAACCTATACGTTCAGCGTAGGTAAGAAAGCAAACCTAGCAAAAGATATTAAAGCTTGGTTAGGTATTAAAAATTTAGAGGACTTTGATTTCGAAGGACTGGCTGGTAAGCCAGCGTTTGTAACTATATCGGAGAAAGAAGCAGAAGATGGTTCCGCTACTTATTCGAATATAACAAACATATCTGCCCTACCTAAAGGAACTAAGATACTCAAGGGAACACTTCCAACTCGTAGTTTCTTCTTGGACGAAGCATATACTATGGATGACTTTAATGCACTAGGAGATTACGACAAAAACAAAATCTCATCTTCTGAAGAGTATCCAGATTGGAAAGCAGGAGCAGATGGTGGTAAGAAAGCAAAGACAGCAGCAAAAGGAAAGGGCAAGAAGTAAGGGTTGATCCGTTACTTATTATTTGGTTAGTTATAGAGGTCGGTGTGGTAGCCGACCTCTTTTACTGTTTAAACAAAGTATAATGAAACTTGTAGACTATCTTAAAAAACATAATATAATTACTGGACCAGTACCAAAGAATAGTAGTTACTCGCACTGTAATAAAATTAAAAACGATCTTCTATGTATTCCAGCATCAGATCCAGAAGAGAAACATTTTATCTTTGGTAAAGCATTGCATGAACGTTTCCTAGAAGATAAGTATGAAAGCTATGCATTATTATCAGAAGAGGAAAAGAAACGGATTGAATCCATGCTTAAGAAAATGAATTCGAATAGCGTAGTAAAACGATTGATGGTAAATTCAGTATGTGAAGATAAGAAGTATGGAGAATTATTTGGAGTGGAGATGAGTTACATATTAGATATTTATCAGCCAGCACCACGTATAGGTTCCGATATAAAGACCACTACTGCCAAGACGTTTCTCGACTGTAAGAATAGAGCATTAGCATATGGATACCCAAAGCAAAGTTTTGTATATAAGCAAATGGAAAAGCTAAAAGAGTTTTACTTTATCTTTGTTGATAAGTTTCCACCCCATAGCATATATATTATATCTTCGAATGAATTTAAGGAGCAGGAGAAAGCAGCGGCAAAAGAACTTGAGTTCCTATTGTGGTGGTATAAGAACTATGGAGAGCTTATGTCCATAGAAGATTACTGGGTAAAACAAAAAGAAAAAGGATTATGACAACAAGACAAAAGGTTGATCGAATTAAAAACCTTACTGGAATGCGCAAGTCCGCTAAACCAAAAGATAAGGCACCGATTGTGAAGCGTATTAAAAAAATATTGAAGACTATTCCACGGTATGAATATGAATTATACAAAGAGAAACTAACCAAGATAATGTATGGCAACAAAAAACAAATTAGCTCATAGAGCAAAAGACAAAGACGCTGTTACCACTGCTGTAATATTAGCGTCACTACAAAGTCAGGCAGCCCCGCTATTCAATAAGCTAAAGAAGATTGAAGAGGTTAAAACCAAAAAAGATTTAGAGTTTGCTGGAACACAAATGAAACTCTTAAAAGAAATTGGTAAAGAAGCAAAGCGACAGATGGACGACATAACTTCTGGAATGTATTCCTCTATAGCTAAGGTTGAAAATCTATTCATACCTTTTGCAGTAAGGATCAAGGAATATAACGACAAGATAACTATACTTATAAAAGATTTCTATGACGAGCAAGATCGCTTAGAAGCAAAGATCGAAGCTGATTTTGCGGCCGGTAAAATTAAAAAGGTTGAGACCTATACAAATAAGATAAGCGAAACACAAATTGCAGGAAGCAAAGATGGAGCCAGTAGACGCAGGCTATCAAAAGCACTGGTGACGGATCCAAGTAAAGTACCTCACAAATACTGGATGTTAAATGTACCTATGATCGAACAAGATTTAAAGGATGGTATTAAAGTCCCAGGAGCAGAGTTAACAAAAATAAATTCTATAGCTATATGAAAAAACTATTTGTATTACTCGCTTTTTATTTCGGCTCATTAGCCATCTCCTACATACTAGGATTACAATGGTACTCAGCGCACTGGTATGGTTTTATAGTAGGATGCCTCTATCATTATTTAGTTGAACCATCAATAACTCCTAGCGAAGCACGAGAAATCAATAGTCGTGTATCCGATATGGAAAAAGAATGGCATAGACAATATGTAAATAATGGTAAGGTCCAACGGATTAATAACCTACTCAAGAAAGGTATTAAGAAGTTTGTTATGTCCGGAGATAAGGATGATTTAATGGACGCTGTCTATGAAGCAGAAAAAGTCGAATAGGAGTATAGTACTGGTTGATACCAGGGAACAGTTACCTATATCTTTTTTAGGATGGAAGAAACATAAACTAGATGTAGGAGATTACACAACGGAGTTACTACTAAACAAGTTTCACATTGAAAGAAAGTCACCGCAAGATTTATATCAAAGCATTATACAGAATCATTTTAGGTTTGTTAACATGCTGTGCTTGGCTAAAAGTAGGCGTATTAAAATTGCTATCTATGTTGAATGCATACGAAAGAACTTTGTCCAGCTCAAGTTCCCGAAAGGCAACGAAAGAAAAATGCGACCAGAGACTTTAGATAAAATTGTAGCTACTATGGAAACTAGATACGAGTTTGTATGGTGTAAAGATAGAGATGATCTTAAGAAAAAAATTATGAAACGATTTAAACAAGAAACAAAATGAAAATACCAAAGACAAGAGTAACAGGAAATCTTGAAGAAAATTTACCAGAACCAACTAAAGAAGATATGATAACTAAAACAGGAAAACTATTTAATATCTTAGACTACTTAGAGTTCAGTGATACCTATGTAGAAACTGGAACTGCTATGGGTGAGTCTATAAGGAGAGCACTACTCGCTGGGTATAAACATATTTATAGTGTGGATATTTATGAACCATTCGTAGTGGCTATGCGATTAAAATATACTATGGCCGAAATTCATTTAGGTAAGTCATACGATATGTTACCATTAATGCTGGAGCGAGCAAATAAAAACTCCGTAATATTTCTGGACGCACATCCTGCCGGACCCAATACTGGTGGTCACGCTGAACTTATGCAAGGTAACATGGAATTTTCTCAGGACAATATATTGGAGAGAGAATTAAAAGTGATTAGTGATATTACCTATAAGACAATCCATCGCCATCTTATTATTATTGATGACCAGGATATAAACAGCGCTCTTAAGTTTGCTGGCTTTATTAATTATGCTTTCCCATTCGATTATAAGTTTAGTCTTTGGAATGAACAGCTTGAAGATGGAATATTGTATAAGGATAAAATTTTAGTTTGCGAACCATGTTAAACTACGGAGATAAACCAAGGGGTCATGATGACTTTATAGAACGTCTTAATAAAGACACTTCTATTTTAGCTACACTTAAAATAACAACTGTATGTCTACACGATGGATACCCAACAAAAAATAATATTGTTGATAGCGCAATAATAGGAGATAAAGAAACGATTACGTTACAAGCATTTAAAGAATGTAAAGCAGGATTTACTTGCCAATGGGATGATGAAAATAATCCTATACTAATACTAGGTCCAGTATACCTTAGTAAGTTAGATGAAGTAACATTTGCTAAAGCACAGAACTTAAAAAAGTTTTCTATAACATGAAACAAATAACAATGACATCATTTGGAAACAATGGTAGGCTAGGCAACCAGTTGTTTCAATATGCAAGTATGATAGGAATCAGTAAAAAATTCGGTGCCCATCTTAAGTTACCTGCATGGAAATGTGCAGAGTATTTTGAAGGAGAGTTTCCAGTAGGTAACGAAGATGATCTATGGGGACGTGAAGTAAAGGAAACAACTTTTAGTTACGTACCTGATTGGCCAGCGATTCGTGATAACGATCAAGTAGATGTATACGGATATTTGCAATCATATAAATATTGGCAAGACTATGAAAAAGAAGTACGTAGTGCGCTTACCTTTAAGAAAGAGTTCGTGGAGCGTGTTAAGCAAACAATTAAGTTTGATACTAAGCTCAATCCAATTGCGTTATCCATACGCCGTGGGGATTACGTGGGGAATCCTAACTATCATTTGCTTCCAGTTATTGGTTACTATTACAGGGCGCTTATTGAATTTTTTGATGACTGGAAAGAACGGGACATTATTATCTTCTCAGACGACATACCTTATTGCCGTAACCATTTCGGTTGTCTGCCTAATGTTACCTTCTCAGAAAACAATTCTGATATTGAAGATATCTGCCTTATGTCTCAGTGTGATGATTTTATTATTGGTAATTCTACTTTCTCTTGGTGGGGTTCATATCTTTCAACCGCACTACATAAAACAATTATAAGACCTGTCCATCATTTCAATGGACAGTTGTTGCGTAAAAATGATATCAAGGATTATTATCCACCCAACTACTATAAGTTTAATCACCAACGGGATACCGATAGACAGGACAAAAAAATAAAATTAATCGATGTTAGTTTTCAAATTCCAGTATACTACGACCACCAAGACCGTGAAGAAAATCTTAAAATACTCCTACGATTTTTCCACAGGTACTTTGAAGATGCTGAGGTGTATGTAACTGAGATGTATGACCATGAACCAAAGCTGACTTACCTACAAGATAAGGGACACTTCTATTGCCATCGCTATGATCTTATGTACACTCCAGTAATGCATAGGACGAAAGCATTAAACAATATGGCTCGTAATACAAGTCGCAGATATATCTTTAATTGGGACGTAGATGTTTTTATTGCTCCATTACAAATACTACAGGCAGTAGAGATGTTACGTAGTGGTGCGGATATGGTCTATCCTTATAAGTGGGCGTTCGCTCGTATGCCACGTAACACATGGTTTGAAAAGATAAGAGACTATGACGGGGACGTTGGACTAGTTGGCGATACAAGATTTAATGGAATGAATACTAGTGACGTAGTAAGTCTTGGTGGAGCAGTAGGCTTTAACAAAGAATCGTTTATAGATGGAGGAATGGAAAATGAAAACTTTATTAGCTATGGTGCAGAAGATGTTGAACGTATGTATCGGTTTGAAAAATTGGGTTATCGCATTGAAAGAGTTCTTGGGAATAATATGTATCATCTTAATCACTGGACTGGTCCTAATAGTCTTAATACCCATAGACACTTTAAGGCAAATGATCAAGAGCTACGTAGAATCAAAGCACTTACAAAAGACGAACTTAGACAAGAAATAAATACATGGCCATGGAAAAAACAATAAGAGTAAAAACATTTGCAGGTAGTGCATATCAAATAGAAAGGGATGTTACCGAATGGTTTGAAAGTTTAAATAGTATCCAAATACTTTTTACAACTCAGAGTCAAGGGCAGTATGATAATCAAGTAACCTTAACATTTATCTATGTATGAAAGTAACAGTAGTTATACCCTGTTATAACCATTACAAATATATAGCTGAAGCTATAGATTCTGTAAGAGCACAAACCTATAAGAACATAGAAATTATTATAGTAGATGACTGCTCTACAGAATTACTTGAAGGTAAGTTTATTTCTGAGTACGTGAATTATTTGGACATACCCATAATCCATCATCCACGTAATAGGGGACTTGCCGCAACTCGTAACACCGGAATATGTGCAATACCAGAAGATGATGGTTTAGTGTTACCGCTGGACGCCGATGATAAAATCCATCCTACCTGTATAGAAAAGATGGTAGCACAATATAAGTATAGAGAGCGTGATATTATATCAACGTATCTTGAAACCTTTGGACAATATACTAGAGTAAGTAAGCCACATCCATCTCCTACATGGGAAGACTTACGTATAACAAACCGTCTTAATTGTTGCTCGTTGTTTTCTCGTAAGATGTGGTGGAACTTAGGTGGATACGATGAACTAATGAGACAAGGGTATGAGGATTGGGAGTTCTGGTTAAGAGCAACAAAGTATGGATATAAGATTCATACCATACCAGAGATATTATTTTATTATAGAAAGCATGCACCAGGAGAATCGATGCTGGATAAGGCAAAACAAACTAAGCAAGAAACAGTTTATTATATGAGGAGAAAAGGAAGTATATGAAGACAATATTAGTAACAGTATCAGATGATCGTATGGGTAGAAAAGGTGGAATCTATCGTAAGACACAATTGAATATGATAGAACTCTTACGACCGTTCCAGCTTATAGACGAATTTTATATGCCTTGCTGGGATGATATAATAGACACGGACTTCTATAAACAAAATAGAACTCTCCTTGACCATGTTGATCCAGCAAGAAACGGCAGAGCATATAAACCGTTCGCAATCTCTGAAGCACTTAAGAAGATCGATGAAGGAGATATACTTATATATCAAGACTGCTCTCCGGAAATGTGGACTATGGATTTTATAGGAGGTGACCGTAATCACTTGAAGCGACCAGATATCCATAACCTAGATACGCTACTGGATAATTGTGGAGGTATCATAGCACCATTTGTTAATTGGGATAACCGTACTAAGTCAACTCATGCTCTTGGTATCCATACCCACGAAAACTTTACTACTGAACTTTGCATCAATACTATGCATATGGAAAAGTATCGAAGATCATTTCAGTGCGCCTCAGGTATGTTTATAATAAGAAAGAATGCTAAGAGCCAGTTACTTGTTAACGAGTGGTTATATTGGAATAGTATTGACAAGTGTTGTGCTATGGGTCCAGCAAATAGTAAGATAGAGGGTGACTTTAGTTTCTGGCAAGCTGAAGAAGATAAGAAGATGGGGCACCGTCATGATCAATCCATACTAGGCTTACTTATGAACGCTTATCAACCTATGTTAATCAGGTCCATAAATCTTATGCACCCATACGTATTCTTAAACTACTGTATGACACCTGCTAATGAGATAGGGTTCTTGGATAGTAATAGCAACCCGGAACCTATTCGAGAAATTAATAAAGGGGACATCGTAATTAACTCGAAAGGAATTGTCCTTAAGGTATTTGAGATATGGCCAGAGTCTGATCGTTGTGAAGAGGAAACATATGTGGTCGGTATCCATAGAGAGTCGGCATTCAAGGCGTATAAACACGAAATTAAAAAACTATAATATGGAAGAGGATATGAAAACAATCGCAACGATGCTTAAGAATATCAATGCGGTGCTTTGGGTAATAGTATTATTGTTAATTATATTAATTATTGTAGTATGACACCAGAAGAATTTAAAATTAAACGAGACAAATGGATTGCATCATTGTCCCCACAATCCATAGAGGAACTTGCTAAGTTAGATGTTCTTTATATGTTTAATCAACCAATAGAAGAATTGGCTAGGATGAATTGGGCAAAGCCAGACGGTGAACCCAAACTTAAATCTAAAACTAAAAGAAAGAAAAAATAATATGATAGACATTTTTAGAATACAACCTTTCTGTACAGATCCAAATCAATTTGGTCGTGTGCTTAATGATCACTGCGCTGCGAGTCCATATGAATGGATACAACTTTTAGATCAGGACGCAATGATACTTTGCAAAGATAGTAATCGTGTTATTGAAAATGCTATTATAAATTATCCAGATACGGATATCTTTGGTGCATATACTAATCGGTCAGGATACCTATGGCAGATAGAAGAGAGATGGGAAACAACTGCCCCTGATCTTTTTAGGAGTGGGGATATATGGGACCAGATTGTTCACGCTAAACATTTATGTAGTAAACAACTATGTGCGGATATTCCTATGGTTGCAGGATTCTACATGCTCTTTAAAAAATCTTATTGGGAAAAGAATAAGTTTCAAGAGAAAGTTATTGATGGAAAGAAAACATTTGATAAGATGTTTTGTAAAGGAGCAAAGACCATGCGGATCATTAATGGTTTATATGTATTCCATATATATCGTATGGGAAAGGAAGTATCAGATGACTCACACCTGCGGCAAGGATCACTATTCTAAAAATCAATCTCCATCTCCAATCTATCTTACTCGTTAGCTGGTCCCACCAAAATGTAGTCGTACCAGTATACTTCCAAATATTAATTTGCTTATGCCCATCGCTAAACTTCTTCAACATAAAATTCGTCAGGTAATCAAACAAGGTTACTCGCCACATAAGGATATAAGCAAGTATGATAAATGGATTCTGATTAAAAATTTTCCAAGTAACCATAATATAAAGGACACTACCAACTGTTAACCAGATAGTGTCCTTTATTTTTCCTTGCTTCTTTTCTCCTTTACGATCTAGCCAAGATTCAATAAGTGTCGGCAGCAGTGTTAGGATTTTATAAACCATTTCTTTAAGTTAAGGTAGATCATACCATAAAGAAACACATAGCCAAAGATGTATACTAAAGTAACGAGAGCTGGTAACACGAATAATTTTCCCCACCAAGTTAAGTTCTTGAATCCATCCCACGCAATGTCGCTAACAAAGATTGCATCCAACATAGATACTCCTAGACAAATCATACTTGCGATAATTAGGTTGCGCATATTAAGCATCTCCATAAATTTTTTCATATAGTATTTTATTTAGTTCCACGACCAACAAAAAATCCTAGTACACCTCCTACTATTGTGCCGCCAATTTTATATTTCTTTTGCTTAGCCAAATCTTTATTGAGTTCTGCAACAACGGCATCCATATGGGAATTGATTTCAAATCCGGTTTTAATAATTTCATCTTTCTCTTTTATTTTTGCTTCATAGCTTTCAATTATAAATCCTTTTTCTAAATTTAAATTATGTATACGCTGTGCTTGAACATAGATTATAGAATCATAAATATGAAGCAACGTATCAAGGTCTGGATATTTTATAATAGTATCTACCTTTATTTTTATTTGCTTTGCCTTTGCTGTCCAATATTTAATACGTGCTTCATACTTGACACTAGCTATGCTATCCTTTTCAATTTTAATTCTATATGCGCGATCTATAGAATCAATTCGTACTGCTGATACGCGTTGGATTTCTTTTAATGCTCTAACAGAATCTATATGTTGCGTAACTTCAATAGGAGATTTTTTATCATAGTATTCATATCCTACCCATAATAATAGTGCTGCAACAATCATCCAAGGGAATACATTTTTCATTCTTTTCTTTTTATATCAAGTATAAACTCGTCAGGCATTGTATCTGTCATATGCTTAAGAGTAAGTTTTGAATCAACGATATCTGGTATCCCATCTTTATTAATATCGGTATGCTTTGATCCTACTCCTATGCATCCTTTAAGATGATGGACGAACGTTGCCGGATGGATAAGTATAGTGCTCATGTTATAAAATTTATTTATACCCCTGCCTTCAACTTTTACGAATCTAAAGTATGGATACTTGCGGAACTGATCCGGTACCATCTTCCTAACTAAGTGTTCACCTTCAGGTATACAACTTATATTACTTCTATTTTCTTTCCAAGGTAACTCCATTGTCTTACAAACAATTTCTTTATCCGGTGCATAGATACTACCTAACGTTTCTGTTGGCAAGTAAACTCTTTCTAATAAAAATTTTTCCATTAATTAGTTCCGTTTTCTTTTTCTTCAATTGCTCTCCACATATCTTGATCCTTTTTCTCCAGTTCTTTTTTCTTTAGTTCGTGTTCCCTACGCTTTACCCTTGCTTCCCAAAATAACCTTAAGATAAGTAATACACCAGCTGGAATAGAAAGTATGCCAGCAATAAATCGTACCCATAATAGTAATGTTTCAATATTTACAAGTCCAAGTAATAAGAGTAAAGACCATTTAAAAACTTCTGTTATATCTCTATGGTGGTTATAAATTTTATCAAAGTCATCAGGTAAGAACATCGGCGATTTCATAAATTAGTTAGTAGGCGTTATAAAAAATTTACAAGGTGGATTAGTACATGGTATCCATACTGGTCCTTGTGGTCCTACTGGTCCGGGTGGACCTGTTGCGCCTATAGGTCCAGTTGCACCGTTAGCGCCCTGTGGAATATAGAATGTTAACTTAATTCCTGTCGGTGTTGATTCACTTACTACTTTTGCTGGTAGTCCAGCTGCTATAGTAATGGTTTCCTTGATCTCTATAGAAGGCATAGGGCAAGCACATTCTTGTGGAGGTGGAGTCCCTTTAGGATCAATAACAATTAAATCAACTACGTGGCGCAATACTTTACCACCTATAGAATCTCGTACGATCATATCAACGCTATCATATTTATGGATAGTCGTATCTAATGGAGAGCAGATTACTATGCATGGCAAAGCAACTAAGCATCCAAAAATTAAAAGTAATTTTTTCATATTATTAATTATCTATATCGGCAAAGTAAGTGGTTGTCTCCAAGTTAGTATTATACTTACCAACCCTTTTCAAATTTATGTGCCACTTAGAAGGATATGTAACAGTTACAAGTGTAGAACTTGAAGTCTGATATTGACCGCCTCTTATATGACAATTACCAATGCTATCGTGATCGGCATACAAAATAATCATAGGATCAGTATACGTAAGACCTGCTCCTCTATAAACCATTAAGCTGTCTATTATAAGAGTACAATTTTGACCAGACTGAATTAACGTACTACCTTCACTAAAAGTATACCCTCCAAATTCAATATTTGCTAGCCTCACACATGAAGGTCTTCCAGCCCACGTGATATCTAAAAATCTATGACCACCTTCCCATCTACCACCATCAATAGTAAGCGACCCAACGAAAGCAACATAGACATCAATATTATTTCCTGATCCGCCCGTACCGTATAGATAACAAGCAATCCCACCATCGTTAATAAATAAACCACGATCACATAAAAATATTCCACAGCTATGAAAACCAAATTGAAGAGCGTTCTGACCACCAATCTCCCAACCATACTGTCCGCTATAACCGTAACTTTGTCCCCCCCATACTTGACAGCTATAAAAGTTTACAAAAGAAACATCTCCATTGCCTCCTACAGAATATATACCTGTTCTAAAACCTGTATTATCTACACCGTTATTAAGTCCAACATGACAATCATAAAAAGAAAAATTACCAGTAGTTCCAAACTCGTTTGTCCCTATATCAAAACCTGTGCATCCAGTAATTCCAGTTGCTATACTTAATTTTAGGTTATGTATTTGACCGCCTCTCATTCCTGCTATCGCTATTACTGAACCATTATTTGCACCATGGTATTGTATTTGAACAGTACGGCCATAACCTTCAATAGACAAATAGTGTTGATCGTTTGGAAATGCGGTTGCTAAAATTTCCAAGCCACTATCAATTCTAAAATAATTGAAATTCGAAACGCCACAAGGAACAATAACTTTTCCTCTAAATAAAATAGCATCATCTATCGCTGCTTGTATTGATGCTGCATTATCTGTTGTGCTATCTTGTACTGCACCATAGTCTAAAATATTAAATAAACCATTAGATTTATTTATATATTGTCGAAGTTGATTAGCGGTAATCTTTTTCGTAGCTGCGGATTGATCCCCTGGAAAAACTTCAGTCCCAGCCAATGCGCTTGCTGCTGGTAAATCAGAAATGTACGTTACTGCCATTTTGTTTTTATTTTTTAGTTAGGTAATATAAACTCTTCATTATAAGTTATTATAAGCGTATTGCCTTGTGTTGCCATTGCTCCTTCACTTTCATCTTCCGCACCCTCTACTATAATAGTAGTTCGTGTGCGAGTCATAAAAACTATTCCATCAAGTTCTTTTCGCGCAAGATTTATTTCATCTTCTAATGTTGTGCGCGTAATATAAATTGGTCCATCTATCTGTGCCATAATTAATCTAAGTAAATTACCCTCATACGTTTTGGTTCCGGAACATTTACTGGAGTGGTTGAGGCAACTACAGTAGGTTCATATCCTAAGAATATGGCTGCTCCTATATCTGGAAAAACTGTTGTAGGTTGTGTACCTATAGCTGGATTATATCCAACCATTACCATCTCACCTAATCCTATAGCGATATTCTTATTGTCGCTAGCAAATACTGTTGGTTCAAATCCATTTAAAGTTGCTTCACCTAATCCTATTAATATATTTTTAGAATCACTTGCAAATACTGTAGGTGCAAAACCTGTATACGTTGCTGCTCCAACATCAAGCGTTATATTTATATGGTTAGTTACGGATACGGTTGGCGCAAATCCTGTAGCTAATATACTACCAACATCTGGTAGTACCCCTGATCCAGCCGCTACTGACGGTGCGAATCCATTATATAATGCAACCCCTAGATCAACCGTTATATTCCTTGGCAATACTAATGTTGGTGCAAATCCATTATAAATACATACTCCAATCCCCGGAGACACTTCTCTTGGAGTGGCAACGGATGGAGCAAATCCTGTAGCAGTTAATACTCCTACACCAGCATTTAAATTTATTGGAGTAGTAATGGTAGGAACAAATCCATTATAGGTTGCTGCTCCTATATCCGTTATTATATTCTTATGGTCTGATGCAAATACTACTGGAGCAAACCCAGTATATACCGCAACCCCTAAGTCAGCGATTATATTTTTATGATCTGTTGCAACTACAGTAGGACCAAAACCTGTAAGTATCCCTACTCCAACATCTGGTAAAATAGTTAAGCCTGATCCAGCTGTTACTGTAGGTTCAAATCCAACGAAGGTAGCAACCCCTAGGTCAGCCGTTATATTTAATGGTGTTTCAACAGTAGGAGCAAATCCAATTAATGTTCCTGCACCAACATCCGTAGTAATATTTTGATTAGTAGTTACGGAAACAGTAGGTGCGAATCCATTAAAGGTACCTGCACCAACATTTGGAAACGCTTCAGTAATTGAATTTATATAAGCAGTAACCGCATCGTATAATGCTGTTCGCTTAGTGCTGTCAAGATGCTTTGCTATTATTAAAACTCTTATGAGTGCGTCATTATAATTTGATCCCGCACCCTCATTCATAGCATCTATCCAAATAGGGTACTCATGAGCAGTTCCAGTAGCTGTGGTAACATTTTTATATAAGCTATTACTGTTGTAAATGTTAACATCCGTTCCACTTCTATCAGCGAACCATGTTCCAACAGGTGGGGTTTCCCCCATATCAAAGTTGGAGTCACCACCAATAAGTTTAGCAACTGTATTATATAACGAAAAAGATATAGAATCACTTCCTGATCCAATTTGAAAACCATTTGTAAGCGGCCAATACTTTATATCTATTAAAAAAGATACTGAACTTACTGTTGCTTTAACAAGTTGATTTGTGGCTAAATTAGTATTTAAATAAGAGTTTGAATCGTTACCATTAAATCCTTGATTAAGTGTATGGACAGGGGAGTTAACTTTTGTACATTGATAACTAGCTGGTGTTATCCAATTCAATGTAGCGAAATCTGAATTACTATCCGTTGCAAATATCCACATGGCTTCTATATCATCTAATAAACCAGCGGATTTTATCCTAGAAAAAAGTGTATTTTGTTTTATCTTTTGTCCAGCTGTAGGATGTCCATAAGTAAGTGTAGTTGCCCTATCTAACAATACTTGATATTCATTACTTGCTGCAACGATAGGAGCAAACCCCGTTGCCACCATTGCTCCAACGCTTGGGGTAACATTAACAGGTGAGCCACTACCACCAACTACAGTAGGTGCAAACCCTTCCCATGTTGCTGCGCCTACTGCTGGAGCAAGATTTTGAACAATACTTATCTTTGCATAGATAGCATATAAACCATCTGCATCGGATACCGTACCACCTCCATACGGATTGTTAAGAGTTGTTTGGGAAGTTAGAACATCAACACCGGCACCACCAGACGCTTCACCATCTATTGTACTTGATCCGCTATGGGCATCCATTTGCACCGCTAACCAATACGCGGTGTTTTCAGTTACTGCCCAGCTTAATCCTGTTACAACGGTCCAGCCACCGGACGTACTTGAATTAGTTGCATCAACTTGTACCCTAGTAGACGCAATACCAGCCGACTCAGAATATAATGCAATTTCAAAATTGGCCGCGTTAGTTCCGGCACCACGATACCAACCAATTTCTGTTATGGTAATGGTGGCACCTTTTGGAGCAGTATCTTTTGTTACTACCGATGAACCATCAATAGTAGTATTAACAGCACCAGCAGGGTCAGCCGTTGGCGCTGTTATAACAAATCCGGAACTTACTCCTAATACTACAGCCATTTCATTTTAATTAGTTACTATCCGCACCGCTCAATGTTAAGATGCCGCTCGCATTCATTGTAATAGTAAAGGTATTACCATCCGTTGCGGTCACATCTGCTGGTGCCGTATCTAATAGACAAACACAAATCGGCATATCATCCGCGTGCGTATCATCGTAAATAACCGCGAACCTTGCAGTGATCGCACCACCCGATGCTGTCCATACTGGGTTAGTAGTTTCATCAATTGTGATCGTACCACTTGCATCCGCTGTAGTAATCGTTACTGCTTTTGTGTTTTGCGTATAACCAAATGCCGTTGCTACTTGGTTAGTTAAATCTGCTAGTGCATCGTGGGCTGTAAGCGTATCACAATTCGATGTACTTAAATACAAATTAATCTTGAACGAGTGACCATTAAAATCTATGTCACCATTTGCAATTGCTAGTTTAGCCTTTGCGTACATTTTCCATTTTCCTGCTGCTGCCATTTTATTAAAAGTTTAAAAGTTAAATTATACTACCTCAAAAATATCTTCTTGCTTTGTCCATATTCTATTATCATCTACAACCAAATAAATTTCTGGTCCCACAATTGTTACTCGTAATGCAGTAACCATCTTTGCTAACGTATTGGTAAGAGCCGTTGTATATTCGAATACAACCGTATCGCTTGCTACATCTTTACGTCTAAACTCTGTACCATCTGCCATTACATAAGTTTCTACTACACGATCTTTTTGAATGACTTGTGCAGTAACCGTTACCATCTGATCCAAGTTTAATGGGTTCCCCTCATTGTCATTGAATGGCCATTCGACTGTTCCGTTATTCCCCTTATAAATTTTTCTTAAGCTACTCATATTATAATTAGTTATGGATACTCTAGTCTGCCTCTAGTTGGTGCTGCTCCTGTAAACGGTAACCCAACATTGATCCCCGTATTAATTACTGGAGAGCCAAGTGCTGGTTTATAAAAAGGAGTATAAGTAAATGGAGATGGATTTACTCCACCACCTCCTTGAAGCTGTGGCGATGATGTTAAGTTATCTGAGGATGTCCATCCACCCGGAAGTGTAGTAGACATACCGTTGATTAAATTATAAGAGAAGTTAGAAGAGGTGAAACTTCCACCGCTACCTTCCATCCTTACTATAGCATTTGCACCACCTACTCCACCATCGCTTGTTGACTGATCATATATAATATTATTTTTTACTTGAACGTTTGTGCTATTATAGGTTACACCATTGGCACCATTATATACTATAGCAACATTATAATTTTGTGTTGGTGGAATATGAACGGTGTTATTATAAATGTATAGACCATTCCAACCATGATAACTTGCTCGTACTAATCCTGTTGGTGAATTTACATGCCCCGTCATATAGACGGTATTATGGTGCACTCTTAAATTTTGTTGTTGTGTAGTTTCACCAGTATTCCAACTAACGATATAAGCAAAGCGACCGCCAACAATATGGTTATGACTTATCTCACCGTTATGCGATGAAAACTCTATAGACGCATTCATCGAAGTAGTTCCACCGGCACCTTTTGTGATTGTATCAATTATATTATTTGTTATGTGTACTGTATTAAACCCTTCATTGACACTACCTATCGCACGAACTATTGAAATATTATTATCAAAATAACTATTTCTTATTATACAATTACGTGGCTTTGCACTTTCAAATTCAAATGCAATGTTTGGAACAGTACTACCACCATAAGGTGAATACGGTACGACTCTTACTTCACTATTTTCAAAGAGCATTGATTCAATAATAACCCCTGCACCAAAAGATTTAACTCCATAGCCTTCAAGGTTATCACTTATATCTACATTGTCGCAAGTAAAAGTATTAAGACCGCCAACCATTAAGTTACCAGTAGAAAAAGATGTATGGGCTTCAGCGCTGTTTATTATTTGGACGTTATGAAAAGTTATATTATTGGCTGCTACGTATGCTCCGAAATAATCAAAGTTAGTTATCTTAACATCTTCTACAGTAACATTATTTCTTCCGTTCGCTATATAGATTCCAGCATGAACCAACTTTCCATTACCCTCTATAGTAAGATCGCTAAGAAAATGTGCCGTTGATCCTGCCGTATTATATTGGAACATTGTTTTACTTGCTTGAATTGCTCCAGCAGTAACGTCCCAATTCAATGATGAGTTTAGTTTTACTATTGTAACATCTACTCCACTTCCATGTATAGATTCACCGGGAGTTGGCGCTAAGTAAGCTGGTTCAACAAATGTTCCAGGTCCAACAGATAGCACATGACCGGAACTCATTTGCGTTAACGCATAGCCTATTGTTAAACACGGTGCTGCCGAGTTAGTACAATTGTTTGCCGTATTACTTCCAGTAGTTTTAACGTAGTGGGTAAATGTTGGATCAGGGTCCGGTGTCTCTTCTACTGGTAATGGATTATAAACTTTAAGATAATCTACAATAGCATAGTAATTAGATGAACTTGCATTCTTTGTACCTGTACATCTTATCTTAACAGTATGAACAGCTTGTGATATTGTTCCGCTATTCCAAACATCTTGCTGTAGTAATGGTGAAGCAGAATATAAATCAACATTGGTTTCTGCACCACCATCAATAGATATGGCCATGATACCATGCGTATCTTTTTTCTCCGTAAACAAATGAATGCTAGTACCATTGAAAGTAAATTCTACATAGCCATTAGTTGTTCCCGTATAATATAAAGTTGTGTTATACCATCCGGCAATTCCTGTACCCCCAATCCAAGTACCAACGGCATAGTTAAATTGATAACCTTGCGTACCAAGTATATGATCATCCGTAATTACAAATGGATCTTCAGGCGTTGGTGGTGTAGGCGCATCCGTATCGCTACGCATTGTAGCAATAGCACGTATCTGCGCATTAGACGCAAAAGAAAATAGAATAAAAAATAATAGAATTAGTTTTTTCATATATGTTAAGGTTCGTAAAATATGGAAACTTGGTCTCTTAAAATATCGTTGGTAGCTGAACCTTGTCCAGTAATAGAAAATGTTACTGCACCAGATAAAGTTTCTCCTGCCGAAGATACCTGTGCTACCATCAATCCATCCGTTGTATTTAATATGCAATTACATTTTTGTGTAGTAGCAGTATTTCGTGTAATATAACAATCCGCTGCCCAAATATTATTTATTGTATTGCTTCCTAAAAGTATAGTAGAAAAAGTAACTGCACCAAACTTCATCTTAAGTGTTTTCGTATTACCATTTAAAGCAGTTGATCCAGCTGCTCTTATATGTATAGCCTGACCGTTGACTGCTAATGTACCCGCTGGTAAAGAATATGAAAATAAAGTTGTTTCACCTGAACCAGAACTAGGTGTAGAAGTAAGATCGTATGTTAATTTTTTCCAATGGTATCCGGAAATTTGATGTACATATCCTAATTCATTTTTTACAAACCATTCAGCACTACTTGAAACATCTTGTGAATAAACACCTACTGAATTTGATAAACCTGTAGGTGTTGCATTACCATTGATCCATTCTGTCCAAGTACCTAAAGCATTGAAATAAATTTTTCCATCGGTACCGCTACCTGCCGAACGTCTTGCACCAGATACAAAAGCTAAATTGCCACCGTTACCATTGCCTGATGCTTGATATGCTTGACCACCGATAAACTCTATTGTCGCTCCATTGACCTGACCAGCTGTACCCGATGCTGCTTTTTGGTAAACACTACCTGCGTATCCGTCAGCGCCAAGAAATATTGTTGGGCTTGTATTACCTTGAATATGAAAACTATTTACATTTTGAAAATAAGCGTTAATAGCTTGCGTAAAATAAAATGAACTTGCACCTTTTGTTGTTAACGTCATATCTAAATTTGATCCTGACCCTGCTGCTATAAGAGTTCTATTAGTACCTGATAAATCATCTTTGCCTAGTCTAACCGTTGTACCAGAAGCTAGGTCAACTGTGGTTCCTATAAGTTGGGCTGATCCATTACCTGCTGTAAAAGCTAAACTACCTGCAAGCATCGTTATAAAAGAACCCGACATTGTACTGGGTGCAATATGAATTGTGCCGACTCCTTTAGAGTTTATTTGTAAACCAACATTAACTTCTGATCCACTTGCTTCTAAAATTCTAAGTGCTCCTACTGTACTTGATAATCCTAATTTAAGATTACCAGCAGTAGTAGATTCTATACCTGATGGATCAAGATTTGTTCCATCGCTTTTTGGTATCTCATTATTTGCTGCTGTATTAGTAAATGAACCTGACGGTGTAATCCATGCGGCATGACCGTTTGTATTACCAATCACTTGACCCGTTGTACCTGATACACCATTGATTTGTAAATCATCTAATATATCTAAGTCAACATCATCAGAAACTAACGATACCGAGTTACCTGCAATCATTGTTACATTTCCAGTAGTTGCTTCATTAGCTTCAAAAGTTATATTACCATCCCATGTAAAGAAATCAATATTATCTTGGGCTTGACCCGTAAAGGATGTAGACTCTAAAAATAAATCTTGAACCCCTGTAAAAGTTAAATCAAAATTTGCACCAGTCAATGTTCGTGCCGCGGTAAGGGTTCCGTTTGTATTATAAATGTTATCCCCTCCACCTCCACCACCTACACCCATCATTAACTTCCATGTATTAGTTGCATTTGATTTTGAAACTACCGCGTATTCATTTTCTTCTAATGTCCACGGACCTGTACCACCTTCAGCAGTAGTTTCAAAATCTACGCCTGATCCTTCAAGTATCGATACGATACCTGTACTATCATTGTATATTAAAAACGTTTGACCTGCTGCAAAGTTAACTCCTGAAAACGGTGGAACAGTAAATGAAATTGCAGAAGCAGATCGCATATTAAATGCAGGTTGAACCAATGACGAATCTGCTGCTATCGGTGTATAGTTGCTTGTCTTTGTTACCCAAGTTAAATCAGGAGTACCCGGACCAACTACAGCCCACGTTCCATCCCCTCTAAAAAATTGTGTTGTTGGACTACCAGCTGCAATACCTTTCAATAAAATATCATCTGCTGGATTTAAATCTATATCATCCCCTGCTATAATTTGTATATCTTGTACTGTAGATGTTAAAGATATAGAAGCAAGATCAGATAATAAATTTATACTTCCAACTTCAGATTGGAACTCTATTGATTCAGCAATTATATTAGCAGAACCACCAGCTGTTGCAAGCGTAATATTCCCATTAGAAGTTACAGCTATACCGCCATCTCCACTTTGCATTCCTATATACCCTGTAGAAACTACATTGTAATTTACAATATCATCTAATGTTAGATTAAATCCCGCACCGTCTAATATACGATTGCTCGTTAACGTTCCATCTGAATTATAAATGTTTGTCGATGGACCACCTCCGCCACTACCAGTAGCACCGATAATTTTAAAATCTCCACTAGTCGGATCATATTTTAAATTATATGTACCACCAGCAACTAGCGTTCCTATCTCAAGATTGGTTCCATCATTTTGTTTTATATCGGTAGCAGGTATTGCACCGTCTGGATCAAGGGTTGGATTAGTAACAACATTTGCACCAGTAAAAGTTACCGTATACATCGTTTGACTATTCAATGATGTTAACGGTGGATTAAATGTAGCTACATATACCGCTGTTCCGGTAGCCGTTGCCATACGTACAGTACTCTGACTCCAAGCTATTGTAGTGAAGAGTACAAAAAGAAATAATAATAAAAATATTTTTTTCATATGAATGGTAATGTTGAAATTTCTAAATACCAACTTGTTGCAGTTTTATATGCCTTGCCTAAATATATTCCTACCTCAAGTGCTGTCCATTTTTTTGTTCCTGATATCCATCTTGAATCGCCCATATAAAAATTACTTGGCCATTCTAATTCTGGAAATACACCAGCGGATACTTCAGCTACTTGAAAAATAAAATGTAATTCAATTGCTGTACTATCATCCGTTACAGATATTTCCGCATTAGCGGATATAGTTGTACTGCCATAAAAATGTCCGAATACTTTGCTTGCAAAAGGTAATATAATGTCTCCCGTTGTATCTACTTGTACACTTTGAACTATATTAAAAGATGAAAGTATAGACAACAATGAAGACAGTGTATTCTTCTTTCCATTACCCAATGCAGGATCAGCAAAGAAAAATAAGTCCGTTACCAACGGTGTGGCATATGGAATTACTGGATTGTTTAATTGAGCGGGAAAGCCTTGTGCCATTTTATTTAAAATTTATTTTGGTGTAGGTGCGTCCGTTGTTCCACTTGCCTTATCAGCTAAACTTGTTTTATAATCTATAGCGGATTCAATTTTCTTAGTAGTAGCTGAGAAAAATTTACTTGCTAAATGATCACCTGAATATCCTACAGTAGCTGACGTAGCTAACAAGGCTTCATATAAGTTTACAGTTATATGATCTAATCTCCTATTAATAAATAAAACATATAACATAATTACTAACACGGATATAATATGGCTCAACCAATCTCCAACAAAATATTCTCTGAACTTAAATTCAATATTGTGTTTTGTTGTAGTTAGTTTTAAATCCCTTGCTTTTATAAATACGTGTAACAACGCTCCTATAACAGAGGCAAAAACCACCTCTAATAAAAGAGGGTTGGTTAAACTATCTAATTGTAAGTCTTGTAATGTCATGCTCATTTAGTTTTGTTGAACGTTAATAATTAAAGTATTAGATGGATTCAAAATATTTACCAATGTTACTACTGCAAATCTTGGTGCAAATACATATAGGTCACGACCGTTTAAGAAAACATTGAAATTAAGATAAGGACCAACATGCACATCGGTATTTACTATACACCAAGTCTGACTACTGTTAGCCTGCCATTGGCAATCAACTAATGCGTCTATATCTACATACTGTGTTCCACCATTATCTGGATATATAAGAGATGACGGTGTAATTTGTAATAACCCAAGTAATACTTCTGTTAATAATTGTTCCACATCTATCTCAACAAATATAGATGGGTTTGCTTGCAATGCGAGTTTAACAATACCAGTACGATTACCCGGACCAACATTTTCTGTAGGCTCACTTATTCTTACTTGTGTAAATCCGTTTTCTTTAACAGCAGTAAAGGTATGGGAACCGCTATATGTTATATCATAATCTCCACTACTACTTACATTAATTACAATGTTTGAACCAGCAAGTCCTGCTATCTGAACTGGGTCTTGATCCACATCTATAAATAATGGAACGCTCGTATCATACTCTTGTTCAAATTCTATAGTAGCAGTTAATCCATCAAACGCATCACTGATCGCTGTTAATGTTATACTCCTTTCAAAGTATGTAGCGTTGGCAGAAATAGTAAAGGTAACTACATCTCCATCTTGAAATACAGCTACGTCCGCAGATATCCAACTCGGTAATGAAACAAAATAAAAGTCTCCACCGCTATTAGTATGAAATGTGGATACCAATGGACTACCTCCACCATATGCTATAGGAGAATACGAAGCTGGTTCAAAGTATGCTGTTAACTCCTCACTAAATATATCTGAGCGTTTTGTTCTATCATTTTTCTGTCTAAGATTAATGGTGAAGGTACCAACGTTAGCCATCTCCACATTCTCTACTGCTCCTAGATTTTCAATCTCCCACTCGTATTCATTAATGATCTTTGTATCGTGACTAAAAATTACGCCTAGTTTGTCTATTACCCAATCAGGTAAATTATATGCTGCTAAAGTTAATTGTCTAAATGGTACTGCTCTTAACAAACGTTGAACTCCTGAATCATTCACATCCGCTTCCACTTCACCAGCTGGTGTAACTTTATAGAAGTCCATCGCCAAGCGTATTCTATTTTGCCACCCATTTTCATATAGGTAATTCCAAAGGTCTGCATCATTATAAGTTCCAAGATGCGAATAATCAATTGCCAAACTATCTTCATGGACTTCCTTAACAAATATTTTTTCGCTAGTGTATATTCGAAGAGCAGATACCAATCCCAACTCTACTACTATTCTATAATGTCCTTCAAGTAAATTACTTAAATCAATTTCTTGCTCGTATAGGTCTGCTTCTTTTTCATCGTATATAACTTCAACTACTCCTATTACTGGAGACAATAATACCATATCCACATCCGTCAAATATCCTTGTGCTTGCAACGTTGGATCCCATGCGATAGACGCAATTATTGTATCGGCAAAGTCACCTCCTTCAAGTCTATATCTGATTGTATCTCCTATTGCTGCATTGATCGCAGGTAGCCTACCTTCAAGTGCAATTTGTCCAGTAGGGGTTGTAAAATCCGAAGTGCTATATTCATTACCCGACTCAAAGTAAATAAACATCTTACCATTTATAGAGGAGAATTTGCAATCCGCTCTATAATATAAATTAGTATAGCTATGAATTATAGTCGGCGTATAGTAGAAAGCATTTTGAAATCCAGTAGTAGGATCATATTGCAATCCATCACAATCTATTATCCTAACTCTCTTATAAGAATAGTTGGTAAGGAATTGTATCTTCAATGGATCATTGTTCTCAAATGGTAAAGAAAATTCTTGCTGTCTATTAACAGTTGCAGCCAATGAATCAGCGACCCTGCGTTGATCAAAGTTCGCACGTTGACTTGTATCTACACCGTCAAGTGTAAACTTAAGAACGTTCGCTACTGCATACTCAACTAAAAAAGATACTGCTGTCATGGTAATTCTATAATATATTCGTCATCTAATGTTTGTAAGAAATCTCCACCTAATGTTGCTAACCCTTCACCTCCAGGTACGTCTATTACTACAGTAGGAGCAAGTCCAGTCCACAACGCAACCCCTACTCCACCTGCACCAAATACACTAGGAGCATAGCCAGTAAATAATCCAACTCCAACGCTAGGCGTAATGTTCACCGTATTGGCTATGGTAATGGTTGGAACAAATCCCCTAAACAATAATTCCCCTATAGGAATACTACCATCATCTGCGCTACCACCAGCATATAATACAAAACCTTCCTCATCAATATTATACTTCACATAATCCGCTAACCTTGAACCATACTTTAAGATCGGTCCAGTAGGATAAGTAGGTTCATCTGTTTCTTCAATAGGACTTGCTTTAGTTCCAAGTACTCTCCATTGTGTTGCTGCCTTTTCAACTTCGCTATCTAGCTCGTAGATTAAATCATAAAACGTTTCATCTTTATATGTATACTTAACTAACCCTAATGGATTAGCAAGTATCTGAAATAAAATATCTATATGTATAGGGCATTGAAATCTCCTTTCCTCAGGAAGAAAATAATATGATCCACCTAAGGATATATCTTGACCATCATTACTGATACCTAAGTCAGTAACAAGTTGCATAGATGATTTCTTATCCTTGCCTTGAAAAAATAATTTACGTTCTGCCTTTCTATATAATGGAATGTTAAGGTAGCGTTTCCACCTTAACATATTTTGTCCTACTGCGATATCCAAATTATACGCTGTCGTTGGACTAAAAATTCCAGATACAGATAATACGTCCTCATCTCTTTTAGTAACCAACTCTCCTTCATCATCTAGCTTAAGACAGATTAAAAATATCTTTGCATCATATCTTGAGTCGGCTGTTCCAGTGAACATTATGTTTGCTCGTCTTGCAAACTCTATTCCATATCCATCCCCATTATATACGCTAACTAAATCAAGTTCACGTTTAACAGATTGAAACCCATTCGTATATTGATAGGTAGTATTAAATTCATCACGTCCGTTTTCTTGTTCGTATTCATTGTTAGGGAATCCAGCCTTAATAGAATTGAATATAAAATCTTTTGCTGGAGTAATAGCAAACTCTCTTACCTCTCCTATGTCCGCAGCAATTTCGTAATTAAATAAATCATCCAACGGCTCAATCCTAATATAGTCCTCTCCAATAATTGCACCCAAACACCGAATCGCATTGTAGCTTTTGAATGCATCTCTAAATGAAGTATTGACCTGGACAGTAGTTGGATCAATGCCACGTAGTATCTCACCTGTAGTGATCGCAATGTATGCTCCTTCTCCATCTTCATAATATCCTAAATCTAAACGACCGAAATAATTTGATATAAACCTGCCTCCATTAATTTGTGATATAAGCGTTTGAAATATTTCGTGTGGTAGAATAACAGAATGTTGATCGTCTAATATAGTACTTGGTTGAGTAATGGATATTCTTAATACGCTATAGGTATAGTCCACTTTAAATATATTATCCATAGGACTGTCCGCGGATAATGTACCAGATGGTACAAGAATATTACCATCAACTATGTTAAGTATTGTTTGTTCATTTAAAAAGAAAAGTCTTTCTCCTGGTTGAAGTGTAACAATAATTATACTTGAATATGCAAATGGTCCATAGCATCCATAAGGAGAGTTACCAAATTCTTTAAAGCCCTGCACCACCGATTCAAATAAAGTTGCTTTAACTGTTCCTACTGAATCAACGTGCACTAATCTTATTCTGCGCTCTGGCCATATCTGATCAAACTCCCAATCATCAAAGCCTGGAACACTACCTACATAATTCGCATTGCCTACTATATCATAATCAATAGTTAAAGTCTGAGGAGAGTTTAAAGTATTTTTATAGAGGTGCCCAGCTGGATCATTCCTTATATCCTTTGGTAGTATAGGTGCAAGGTTAGGAATTAAAGTACCTGCTCCTTCATCTGGATTAAAGTCTGCCTGTATAGATGATGGTTGCTGTACTCCAGGGTTACCATTAACATCAAAGAAAAATGGAATAGTATGGTGGTAATTATATACAACATCCGAATTTTCTCTTAGCCCTGTTGATACATATTGAATCTCCTTACCTCTAAATGTAGCCAACCTTAATTCAGCTGGTGTGATACCTAAACGATCAAGTGATATATCATTAAGAATATTTAATCTTACATCTTCATTGTTAGTAAACTTTTGATGGAACGTTCCTTGTACAATATCAACTCGGAACTTATTGAACTTCCTATCTTCATAGAAGTTTTCAAAGTTAACTTTACCACCAACCAAGTATACATTTTTTCTATAGACACGAAATAAAATACTTGCATCCATCCCATATAATAGACGGTGCCTTTGAAGAAAGTCAAATCCCTCTCCTACAAAATTAAATTCAACGCTAATTGTTTTTATAACACCAAGATAAATCGCATCTCTTAATATATTAAAACGAGTTGCATCCCATCCTACTGGTGCATTATCAAGCATCAGACTCTCGCCTGTATCGTTACTTAGTAGATAATATTTATCTGCGTGGCCGGTCATCTATTCCTTAAACTGTTCAAGTATTTAACTCGTGTACCATTCTCTATATATCCATCTCTCGTTGGTATACGTTGTCCTTGTATTGCTTTCTTTATTCCACGCAGTTCATACTTGATTCCTTTATTATCGAAGCCTTGACGATCCGAATTGCTACTAGCTTTGAAAGATCCAGTAGCTAGCATCCTCATAGTTTCCTTATGTGAATAAATGTTGGTTCCCTTTTTCATATCGTATATAGACGGTTCAGTTAACAACGACCATCCCTTCCCAGGTTGATGTGCTAACTCTGGACCTTCCTCACCGGCAAGTATCTTACCACCAAAGAAGTTCCTTATACCTTTTGCTGCTGCTGGAATTGGTGCTGCTAATATTGCTCCTACTTTAACTGCTGCTAACGCTCCAACTGCTATAGCTAAACCTATACCAGCACCAACAACTTTAAGTTGAGATATAACAGCAACGGCTCCAGCAATAATTGCTTGAGTTACTGCCAACGCTTTTTCAAATATCGCTTGCTTACGTAACTCCTTTCGGCGTCTTGCTTCAAAATCTAATTGCCTACGTTCTTGTTGTGCCTCAAGTAACCGCACTCGTACATCGCTTTCTACTTTAAGTTGATCACGCTGTTCTTGTGTTAGCTTTTCATTATCTAAAGATTTAGCAAGATTGTCTTTTTCGTCTTGTAGTCTTTTCTTATTAGCTGTATTACTTGCCCTTTCTTCAGTATCTATATTCTGTAATCTACGAGCAGTGATGGACGCAAACAAATCTCCTATAGCATTTCCCCATACAGCTAAAGCCTTTTGAACTTTAGTTAATGCGTCTGTCCATCCCGATACAAACTTTTCCCTAGCTGTTTGTAGATTTAATTTATCTTCAACTTCTTTTGCTGCATCAGCTGTACCTTTAATCAGTCCTTCAAATCTTTTCTTAATTGCTTTATTGGATTCTTCAGTTTCCTTATCCGTATTTTTATTTGCAATCTCACGTATCTTAGCAAGTCCTAACTTAAATGCATCCGCTTCTTTCTCAAGTATCTTTCTCCTTTCTTCCCATGCTTTATTGGATGCGTCTATTCTTACCTTTAATTTTTCTGCCTCTTCATCCTTTGCAATCTGTATTCCTTCAGCTGCTGCTTCACGTGCATCTGTTATGCTTTGTATAATTAATACTTTCTTTTCTATTAGCGCATCATGGTTTAACTTCTTATTCTCAGCTAATTCTTTATCTTGCTCATCAGATAATTTACTTCCTTCCTTTCTTTGTAACTCTAAACGATCAATAACAATTCTAGTAGTTTCAATAATAGCTCGTTGCTTTTTTAATTCAAGTTGCTCTGTAGATTCGCCCGCTGCTTTAGCTAACTTGATTTGATCTTCAAGTGCTTGTACCGCTCCTTCACGAATAGCCGTTGTATTCTTAACAATAGCTTCAGTCTGTTTATCAAACGCTATAGTAGTAAGACCAATTGCATCAGTTAATTTTCCACCTTGATCTACCAGCCAATCCCAAGCATCTCCTATAGCATCAAAGGCTGCGCCGACAATTTTAATCTTATCTTTCATGGCAAAGAGAGCAGCGCCAACCGCTAACACCGCAGCCGCTATGGCAAATATAGGATTGGCTTTTAATACATTGAAGATAGCTTTACCGAATGACCCAATACCACTGGTCATTTCTTTAAAAGTAATTTGCTTACTCAATGAAGCTATGTTATTTAATTGGTTCGCTGCCCCTTTGAAATCTGCAGTCTTAAGTTTGTCACCTAAGATACCCACACGTGAACCAAGATTCTCAAATGCCGTGTCTCCTGAACTAGCTTTTATGTTATCATTAATATCTACTATCTGATCTTTTAATTCACCAGCTTTCTTGCTCGCTACTATATACGCTTGTGATCCTTCCTCTAATCCTATTAACTCATTTTGTATTGCCTTTAACTCAAGCTTAAGATCTTTTAAGGTAACAGTTGAACTTCCAGTAGCTTCTTTAAATCCATTTAGTTCTTGTCTTTGCTTACTGATTATGGTTGCCAAGTCTTTACCTTCCTCTGTATTATCCCGCTCAGCTGCACTCATGCGTTTATATGCATCGGTATTTATTTTTAGTGCTGCTTCAAGTTGTTTATAACTTGCCGTTTCTGCTGTTACCGATTTAGCATCTTGCTTACCAAGTTCAGTACGTTCTTTTAATACTCGTTTGTTTTTGTCTAACCAAGCCGTTGCCTTAATAACCTGATCAGTAGACTGGACTTGAACAGTACTTATTTGTTTCTGTATTTTAGCGAGTTCAACTTGAGCTGCTGTAAGGTCTTTCGTATTCTTAGTAAGTGAAGTAGTGCTCTTAGAACCAGACACTTTTGTCTCGTAACTCTTGAACGTATTCAAGGATTTATTAAGTTCTTTCTCCAAGTACTTATAGTTCTGAGCTAATTCATAAGGTGCCTTGACGGCTGCCTCTTCAATTATATCCGAACGTTTTATGGTTCCATCACTTGCCATTCTCTTCTTTCAATTTATTCTTAGCTGCCTTTGCTATTTTTCTTTGGTATGCCTCACCCATAAATTTACTAAATGCTCTATGTATTCCAGTAGGGTCTTGTTCTTCAATAGGTATCTCACGATGAACATCGTAAAAGTTATGTAACTTACCACGCATCGTTTCTTCTTTACTCAGCTTTTTCTTTTTATTCTTCATGCTTCTTTAGGTTGATACTGTTCCCTAACTAGCTTCATCATTTCATTATACATAGCAAGAGTAATATTATCCGCTATCGCAACCTTACTATAGTAGGTAAGTTGTGCGATCATCTTCTGGAATGTCCCAGCTTCTTTCTTATGAACCTTCTGAAATTCTATAATTTCATTCTCCTTCATAGTAATCCTAGCCTTGAGATTCTTTAACTTCCTTATTGCTCCTTCAAGACTCTCAGCATATTCTGCCGTATTCACTAAACTAATTTTATATCCACGCTTATTCACAAACGAAACGAGTTCACGATCGACAGCGAAATGCAATTTAATCAACGCTGCCGTTATTAGACTTTGTTCTATTACTAATCTCCTATGTGATTTAATGAGATTAAAATAGTTCATGTATTCGTAGTCACCATTTGCCTCAGAGTTTTCTTTGACTATGGTTTCCCACGCTTCGAGACAATTATCATAATTGCTCTTACCAGATTTACATATCTGTAGATAGTTATTTGTTTCAGAGATAGTAATATATAACTTGAGTGTTATATCGCTATATGTATAATAGACCGCGGATGCGTCTTTGTATATCAGCCTTAAGAAAGGTTTGATTAAGTGTTCGTTGACTCTCACGATCAAGTCCAAAGATAGCTGCCCCATATTTCTTAACGAGATCACCAGTCTTTGGATCAGCGCTGTTAAAGAGTATCGGGAACTCTTCTGAGTGTATGAGCCATCCTGCGTAGAAACTTCCTGTATCATATAAAGTAACTCTGTCTGTGGGTTGTCCCTTTTTCTTTTTAATAGCTACTGTAGCAGGTGTATACTTTGGTAGAATATCCTTACCGTCTGATCTTTTTCCCTTATTAACTTGCTTTAAGTTTAGTAATACAATATGTGGTTCCCTCTCGTCAACTGCAGCAAGCACCTCTTCATTTATTTGATGCAACGTTATCGAAGCACCGTTCTGTATTTTTTCAATATACGTCATAATAGAAAATAAAAAAGCAGCGTACTATACAACCCAACCACTACCCAAGAAACAAGTTGTTGTTCGGCTGCCTTTTTAATTTACAGGTTTAAGATGGTATATCAATATCAACAGGCTCAGGTAACTCGTATGGAGTTAACGAGAGCGTGGATGGTGGCTTCAACTCCAACGTACCATCGACCCAAGAGCCAGATGTTTTCGCTAGAGTATATTGTCCATCTCCTTGTTCTGAGAAACCATTAATAGTTTGAACCGCACCGGCTGCATCCTTAAGGATAAAGTCAGCGTGGGCCAAACCTTCAATACCTGTCCCATCACATTCTGCTGTTACAATGACTACGATCTGTTGCGCCAGTACGGTCACTACTTCGATAGCTACGTCCACAATCCTATAGAGTTCACCTACAGAATCTAGTGTCGCTAACAATCCCGTCTTATCAATCTCAAGATTGTTCTTAAGAGCAATAACGATTGGTGACTTAGTGGATACAGATCCATCGTTCAATAAAAGTTTCTCCGTATTCAAAGTTTGTATTCTGAATCCGGCCGCTGCTCCGTTTGACTTTTCAGTCAAGAAGAGTTGGTTAAGATGATCGATTGCGATTATCCTACCACTGTTCGCACGATGGGTATACATAGCACGGTGGATACAAAGATTCTCACGAATACTTGGTCTCCATCTGTACTGTCCATCATCTATGGGCAAATACGAATAGGCAGTATCTTCATACGCTGCCTCTTTGTTTATCTGCTCCATGTTCACGAAATCAGGCCATTTGTAAATACGAGTTGCCTGCCCCTCAAGTATTGCCTCATTCAATGCGGCAAACAAAAGTTCTTGGTCAACTAGCGTATCGGCATCGATTTCAAAAGACTCAGGAGTAGTGATCATACTTACGATCTTGCCAGGCAATTTATTGCACCGGCTAATACCCATGTTCTTTTTAATTAATGTTGTGCAAGTGTTTAATGACATTTTATATTATGCAGTTATTAATTGTTTGATTAAGTTTTAAATCTACTAACTCAATAGCATCTAATGGATCGCTAAACTTATTTTGTGCACTACCTTCCAAGCTATTACCGTAACAAGGAATAATGATGCGTTGTCCTGGCAAGCTGTCACGCTCTCCTTCCCAAGTAAAGATTCCAACATTGCGTATTGCCCTAGCAAATAAATCATAGAGAGGAAAAAGAATTGGCTTGAATACCAGCTCCATTCTCTCATGGGTTTTTAATCCAGGCTTTGTTGCTTGATTTACTATAGCAATATTCAATGAGTCATCTACCATACCAGTCAATATAGAATCTGGTGACGGAGTTCTGAGCATAACAAGCGGATACTTCCTATACTTATGCGTTGAGTCTGCGCTCTTATCTAAGAGTTGAACATTAATCTCCGATGCCGTACCACATAAAAAATAAACTTCACTACAAGGAACGTTCTGTTTCTTGTCTTGCATCTTCTTAATGTAGTAGTTCATCTTTATAACTACTGTCTCTATGTCATCCGTGATATACCTATAGCCCATAAGGATTCATGTGTTTAGGATCACGATAGACGAACTCAGAATAGTCGATCAGATTAGCTTGTATAAAACCATATAACGAATTACGATGGCTCTTACAAACTCCGTAAGCATCAGCGAATACATTCCACGCTCTTGATGCCCTCTGTCTGAAACTGATCTTATCTGCATTCTCAACGCTAGGTACATTTATACCCGTGCCTGTGTGACTATCAAGAGTAGCATTGGTTCTCACGACGTATAGATATGGTATCAACATTTTGTTTAACCCTACCCACTTATACGTGATATCGCTGTACTCGTAATACGCACCGTTAATTAAACTCGCAAGTCTCTGCGCTGGAGCGACCAATCCATTTGCGATTAGATCGTCATATAATAGATGCCCAAGATGTTTCCTTAACACCTCTTGTTCCATTACTCCCATAAAATCTTCAAAGTCGGTGTTTTGTGTATCACCGTTTGGAAGATTATATGGAATCTTATCAAAGTCAGAGACGGTTACGAAGTTCATTTCTTTTTCTTCTTAGGTTTCACTTCTGCCTCTGCTTCAGTAGTAACTTCAATCTCTCCTTGAGGTTGCTCTTCTACTGCTACTTCAGCTACTGGTTGTTGATAGTCTTCGTTCGTCAACTCAATCTTTTGCATCTTCTTTCCATAAAGAGCAACGATCGTTTTAAGAAACGGCAGACCACCATATAAAATTAGTTTAGCCATGTCCTTTATCCGTTAGGAATTAAGAATGTGTAATCCAAGCGATGTTCTGAGTATTACTAGCAGAATAAATAACCGCTAGTGGATCTCTTACACCAAACGCAAGACGAATCGAAATCATAACCGTGCGCTGTCCTTCTGTAAAGTCAGTACCGTTATAACCGATAGTCAACTGCATATCCTTCCTACGACCAATCCAAACCATACGAGAGTCAGCAACGAAGCAAGTGTTCGCAGCGATCTCTGCATTCAACACGATCTTAAGACCACATACGAAAGTAGGCTGGCCAAGATTATCATAGAATACCCGACGAGTATTCAAGTCGTCAGAGAGTGTATTCTTTTCGGCAGCAAGTTTGTTAAGGTCACGTGGATGCAAGCCTACCATATCAGGTCGGTATCCATTACCTTCTGCTTGCAACTTCATTGTTTGGATAAGGTCGATCAAGTTACCAAGTTCGAACTCTCCAATATAAGTGTTGAAAGCAAACGCCGTTGATTTACTTGAAGAGAATAGACCAAGAATATCAGTGCTATCATCTGCTCCAGTAGTACGGAAAACCTTGTCGTCAAAGTTATCCAATATCTTATCAGGTGCGATGATTGCAATCTCGTCCATAACTTCTTCAAGATCGTCAAGCGTTTCTTCGGACAGCGTGAAGTAAGTTGCAATAACGCAAGCTTTGAATTCTACCGTCTTCAACTTGAAGCTTGACTTGCTAGGCGCACTACCTTCCGTCTTTGCCCCTGCTCCGTTTTCGTATTCGTAAGCAACGAGAATTGACATGGCAGGCTTGGCCATATTCTTAATAGGGAAAATAGCTACAGCGTGTTGGTATGGATTCAGAGGGAAACCAACTCTATTAGGATCAAGCTCAGTAAGACGAACAAGCTGTACTTGATTCTGAACGATAGAGGACTCCAGCATATCGACTAGAGTTTTGATCTGCATTACTGGGGTAACTGCTTGCTTACCACCGTTCTGAAAATACTCGGACATAGAGAGACGCTCACCATTACTATCTTTAATAGTCTTGATAACTGCTCCGCCTGTCTTAGTATTCATTTCATTGAAGGCATCCTTAAGTGCTTGTCTGAAACTTGTAACCTTATCTTTATTAGACGGATCAATTGCTTTCTCTTGAAACTTCTTAAGATCAAGTTTCAGTTCCTTAACTTCTTCTTGTGCTTTAGTAGCTGCATCGATAGCATCTTGATTTCCTTTAGCATACTCATCTACTCTTTTCTTAAGTTCAGTAATAGAATCATCACTTAGCTTCTTGTAAGAATCATTGAGTTTTTTGATCTCAGTGTCGAAATCTTCTTTCTTAATGTGACCTTGTGTTGCTTTGTTAAGAAGAGCAACTGTCTGTTCGCTCATCTTCTCAAGCAATTTCATTTGCTTAAGCTCGTCTTCAGCACTCATGGTACCACTGTTCAAGTATCCGGGTGTGAACTTCCATGTAGGCAAGAACATACCACAGAGTACAACTCCTATCGCACCGGCAATCCAGTTACCAGACAGCATGCCCAGTATAAAGAACACGCTGGCGAGAAATAAACGCAATCCAATTTTAAGTTTCATTCGTAAAATGTTTTAGTTTTAAATAAGTTAATGTGACCCATTAGGTAATCGTAATCAATTATTGGAGTGAGTTTCTTCGGCTCCTGCGTGCTAACTGGAATAGACTTGGCTGGTTCCATCTCATCTACTAACAACGTAGGCGTAGCATTGTTGGCACCTAATACAACAGCGCTGCCCTCAATAACCTTTGCTTGGGTTACTGCATAAAAAAATCCATACTCTTCTGCTGCTTCCGGATTCACAGCAAGGGATATGTATGCGTCCCAATTTTCTTTTTCCTCTTTAAAGTATTTATCTTCATTATCAATACACTGTACCATAGTAACGTATTGCATACCCACGCTATGCTGATCCACATTACCTTTACTATACTGCTCGTACATATAAGGATTTCTTTCTTGTTTTACAAGCGCTTCAAAGACAAGTGCTTCTGTTACTCCTTTATATGGGAGACCCAGCTCACTCCATCTCATAGACTTTGCCATCGCTTTTAGATCACCCTTATCAGCAATGATCTTATCGAATTTCATATCATGCTCTTGTAGGAATTTTATATTCTTGTTCTCCATCAAACTTTTCTTCCATAGAGATGGCACGTGCATATCAAGATAGGAGTCTATGATATTAGTGGAGTTAATTACTACTAAGGTTTTGAGTTGTCCTTTAGTAGAGATGGGCTCACCGTTACTTATAGCCTTAAACATTTCGGATGTTTGTGCTACAGCTTCTGCTTGTATAGAGGGACTATAACAAAACGAGTCTGCAAATTTTGTTTGCATTCTCTTCTCTGCCATTAAGGTGTCCTGGTTATCCTTAATGAATTTGTGTAGTTCATTCTTTGTCCTGAACTTTGGTATGCTTTGTAGTTTCATCTTTATTATCTTTAGTGGGCTGCCAATGTACTAGCCATAACATAGTTCCAATTGTTGCAGCACTAACGCTTAGTAGTATTATTGTTATCGCCATCTTTGTATACTAGCTTACCACTTATTAATGCTTGCTCGTGTTGCTTACGCACCTGTTCTCGTTTCTTATCACGAAGTGCCTTATACTGTTCAGGCGTTAATTCACCATTTCGCATGGCTTGTCTTTCTTCGTATGTTAAACCATCTTTCTCCATGTTAGTTGTTTTCTGTTTCCGTTTCGGTTATATCTTCTTCTGCTTCCATAGGTTCGTCCGTCTCGTCAGCATCTACTTCCTCTCCTGTACCTATAGCTGGCTGTGATGTTGATACTACTTCGATAGGTTCTGGTGTGCCGAGTAAAGACTTTGCGTCCTGTTCGTTAAATCCATATACTATTACCAACATACTAAGTGCGGCATCATATGATGTTGTTCCAGCTGCTACACTAGATTGTATTCCTAGTATGCCCTGTACTCCACCAACGCTTCCTCTTAGTTGAGCTTGCGCTTGTAAGGTAGCCGTGTCTTGCCCCTCAGGTTTTCCACCTTCAGGTTCTACTTTAGGCAACGGCTCCATTCCCATATCTGCTCTATACTCGTCACGTGTTCTTACTTGTGCACTAATCTCTGCCATCATTCTTTCAGCGCGTGTCTTACGAGTGCCTTCCTTTTGTTCTTCGCTCTCTTGTAAGCAAGCCACATGAGCAAATGACGGGATGACCACCCACGGTGTATCATGAAGGTTAAGGAAATAGTTAAGCGCAATAAAATAATCTTCAGCTTCAGGTATGAGAGTGCCTTGATATAGCCTACGTACACTTGCTTCTTGATTTTCATACGTGGCTCCTTTAATCGCTAACTCCAATAATATTTTTGGTATGCCATATGCGTTAGCGACTACAGCTGCATCATCTCTTATCTCTTCGAATAATCCTAACGCCTGAACGTTCTGATTCATAGGAGTTACATTAACAGGATAGGGACTGACCCACATTCTGTTCTGTCCGTGGAGGTTACCGAAATTCTTAAGAGCCTTTGCAGTTGGATCATCTTCGTCAGGTAGTAAAGGCAATAGTCCATCCTTATCAAGTTGTGCCGATATAATAGCGGACATTCCTTGGTTGGCCATTACCACATTTCGAGACTCATACGCTAAAGCGATGTTTGATAATGGCCGAACCAAGGACTGCGCTGGACTCCTACCAAAAATTAGTCCATCGTAAATTTCTGTATTTGGTTTATTTTTATGCATGATCTCATGAGGCTGCCATGCTTTCTCATAATCTCCTGCTTTGAATTTCCATCCAGCAATAACATCTTCGACTCTCGTAGCTTCAAAATAATTTCCGGATAATTTGTATTCCATGCACTGTGGCCATACGTTCCACAAGGCTGCGAGATTCTTTGCATCTATTTTTCCTGACGCGCTGTTGCCATATATAAAAGCGTTACCAGCGACCTCTTCCATTATCTTTCCTTGTTGCAGGAATTCCCACTTAGATTGTAATACGTTAGGTCGATTAAATAATTTGTATAGGAGATCAGGGATTTCACGTGGCCGTGTCTTAAGTGGATCTTCAACCGCACCTGTCTTACGATCTACTACACATATTTTTGCATTAGCATACTCTCTTGCTTTAATCATTATAACGGAATAGAGTATGGGATTAGAATGGAAACATTCAAACAATGCCGCCATCCCACGAAGGTTCTGCCATTGAGCAGACTTATTAAATACCAAGAAATTCATTGCAGGTGAAAACGTTCCACGTCTTGCACCGAAGGTAGCTTCAGGCCACAATCCTGTTTCCGGATTTGCTTGTACTCCTTTGCTCCTACTATTGAACAGCGTTATTGCATTTCCCATCTATGCAAAAAATATAATTTTGTATTACAAAAGTTTGGGGACTACTGTACCTTTGGCTTACAGCGTCCCCAAAAATTACTCCTCTAGCAACTATGTGCTATTTAAGAAGAAAGTGCGAAATAAAAAAATGACTTTTTCTAGGGTGTTTTAGGCGTTTTTGCTCTCTCTCGAAATAGCCCAGCCGCAACCCTCTCTCCTTCCAAGCTATCTTTTAGAACTTGTAAGACGGCTGCAACCCCAGAGTACACGCCAAAAAATACAAGGGCAATCCATGTTAGTGGATTTAATAAATTACATCTATACTCTTGTTTGCCATCTACCTCATACTGTAGTAGAATTAATGTATACCGTAGTAGTCTATGTGTTAATTGTATCATATTATTTTGCGTCTAACAAGTTCGTAGTAACACCTCTCTGTAGCCATCGCATCTTCGAGAGCATCATGTGCCTGGAACGATTCTTCAAATAAATAATAATGCAGTGCTACAAGAGATGGCCACTTATTAAATAATTTTATGGTTGCCCTCATAGTATCGATGCGTTTGTCTTTATCTAATGCAACAACCGCCCGTTTTATTTGATTCGAGTTAACTCCATATTCCCTACATACATTTGCCTTAAAGATACTCGTATCAAAATATATGTTGTGTCCTATTATATTCATACACGTTAATGCATCGGACATAAACAAAGGGAACACATCCCCAAACTTCCTAGTCTTATCTTTATTATTTGCCATAGCCGTTGTAATTCCATTCGCTTTTGTTGCATCAGCCGGCACTTCCCTACCTTCTTGGTAGATATGGTAGTAATGTGATTTGTTCCGGAACCTCCAGGCCATAGATAATATGTATGGATACTCGTTATAATTCTTGTCCCACTTGTGATGCTTAGCAAACAATCCGGTGGTCTCTATATCAAAAAATAAATTCATTCTATTATAGTTATTTGTTCAATAACAAACGTTCCACCAATTTGAAGACTTCTAAGTACTGCGTTTGCTTCAGCAAAAGAATCATAATGAATCGCATGTCGAGCATGCCTGCCTCCAATAGTTCTAATTAATCCGTCACTTGTTTCCGTATAATAACCATTATCAATTTCTCTTATTACATATTTTGTTGTTGTCATAGTGCAGTTATAGTTTCAAGTGCTTGTATCTGTTTTGATTTACTTAGTACCCACCGCTTGCCTTTGGATAATAGTACATAACGACATGCGTCAATACTATGGTCTGCCTGTCCTTCATCCGGTATGTCTAATATAACTCCTTTCTTGTTTTTCTTATACCTGTAATTATTAAACTCTTTATATGTGTTATCCTTATTCCTAGAATCACTTACTCCATCAACAATAAATATCTTATAGTCATGGAAGTGTCTTATACTAACTTGTACCGCTGTCTTATCAACACGAACAATATTATAGCCTGCTATTCTTAAATCTCTAACAGCACGCTGATCAGCTGACTCGGCAATAATTAAATGTTTTTTATTTATTCCTTTACGGTCCAGTACGTCTGTTAAATTATTTCCACCTATAGCATTTATGTTTAGCTTAGTATCGTATACAATTTCCTGCACATAAAGTTCGTCTTGTAGTCCACCTGTTTGTTTAATCCACATTCTAAGGAAGGCAGTTGGTGACGGGTTCCATCCAAAGTCTAGAGCGCTGGGAATTTCTATAGCATCGTCTGGTACCTTACTTGCCCGAAACAAAAACGGCATGATCCTTTCATCTACAGGAACACCGTCTATTCCTTCTCCATAAACATCCCACCAATACTTCCACCAAGGCACCGTCTTGGATAACTTCTTGGCGCGCATAAAATAATTATACTGCGCCTTACTTATATTTTCTATGTTATCCTCATACCACTTACTATGTATAATCCTTGCACCTGGTTCTTCGAATATTTTTTGCTCGTCTGCCCACCATTCTCCACTAGGATTCCAATCCATAATAACCAAATCCTTGGTACGAATTTTTAAATCATTGTACGCTTCAAATGTTATTCCTCTATTTGGTTCATTAAGATATAGTATATCACGTCCAGGTCCTATTGCCTTGGCTCCATCTTTATCTAATGAGAAGTAGTTGATTACAGACTTGCCTACTATGAACTCGTGCTCGCTCTTGTTATGCTCTCGGTGGATTTGCTCTCGTGCTTGGAACTGCGAATACTCATATTTAAAACCATCTCTTAAGTGAGGAAAGGATTGCGATACTACACTAATCTTCTTATGCTTCGAGGAGAAATTACCTATGAAGTCATTACCCATAACAATACCAACTGTCTTACCAGAACGGGCACTACCCTTAAAGCCTATTAGAGGAACCCTGTCCTTGACTGCCCTCAACAATTCATAGAATACTTTCGTTGGCTTCACAAAATAATTCTTCTTAAGTAATCAATAACACCAGCTACATCAAGCAACCATATACATAAAATAAAAACTACTACATAGATAATAATTAATTTACCGGGTATATTAACAAATCTATTGAACGCATACAGTAATGCAATGACTACTGCAACAATAATAATTACCATTAGTAATGACATAATTTTAATTGTTTAAAGTTTTAATATTTAATCTATAATATTTACAATTCGTTTCTCTTGGCCACCACTCACGTCCATATATTTTCATTCTCTCCTCATTAGAGCATGTCCACATTGATCCGTATTGTTTAAAGAATATACACGACCCGCATATAACTTCTTTTGTATCGGTAGTTATTTTCATAGGCATAAAAAAAGGCTGCCCCTTGTTAGGAGCAACCAAACATTAGTAATAAGATAAGCATTACAAATAATATAATACTGAATGTGTATCTCATGGTTTCTTGGGAGTAACAAGTACACTGTCTATTTTTATTTTCTCCATCAACTGCTTACTAAAAGTATCCAGCTCCTTTATAGTAATAACCTTATCAGCATCTGACTTCCTTGGGTCATACACATCCAATTCTTTCCATCGTTGCAATGCATTTAATAATACTTGTACTTCCGCTAGGTCGATGGTCACAACTTTTTTATACTGCGGTTTCTTTGGTGTATCCGTTTCCGCTGGTGGTACGTATGACGTTTGTGCATGCGCTGCCATTGATAAAACCATCCCCATAATAATTAGTAGTTGCTTCATAGTTTATTTGTTTAATACGTTCTAAATATTCTTGTCCAAGTTCTGCTCTTAACATTAGCCAACGTTCACGCCGTTTAAATTTTATTACAATATAAATGTTGTGCTCCAGCATATGTAACTTCCTTAGTTTCCATCCTTCATAGTTAGTTGCTGTTGGCCACGTATTCCATGCCGGTGCTCCATTCTCCTTCTTCCACTCCATCATTGTTGCTTAGTTTCCAATACCCTCCTTAAAAACATTTCTAAATGCTTCAAATTTATTCTTACCAAATCCAAACAATGGCTTTGTGTAATCTGTGTACAAATGGCAGAACCATCCCCTACCATGAATTAGATCACGTCCTTTGTATAAGTAAATTCTCGATCCGTGAATTTCTTTATAGCAAGCCTTATCGTATCCGTGTTTTTTAATTTCACTCATGGCTGCTTAGTATAGATAACCCATTTATCATGCACAATACTAAATGAAGTAGACGCAGGATTTTTTGTGCCCGTATACGTTACCCGAAATTTATGCGTACCATTAACTGGTGCAGCTGCACTTGTCCAAAATAATGTTGAAGGATTATCTGTATTGGGTCCGTATGTATCAACGTTTGCTATTGCTCCACCATCCGTTGTAATAGAAACTATACCATGATTATTTCTACGCTCACCCCACCATTCTACCTTATAACAAACGCAAGTTAATTCAACGTATGCTCCTACCTGTATGCCCTCTACAAAAGATACGGTATTTGCATAATGATTTGCATTCCATGTTTGTCCTTTCATATGCGCCCACGCTGTTGAACTATAAACGTTATCACTTAACCTAGTAGCAGGCAAGTAAGTTTGGTTCGGTACTATAGTATAATCATCCATTACAGAAACTAAATCAGGCTTGGGTGCTGGTGGTAATCGTTTCTTAAATGTAACTACCACATCAAATGTATCCGGGTCCGGTCCAATGTTATAACGATACGCTGTATCATATCCATTATATAATTTATATTTGACCGTTAGCCCATCCGTTACTTGAATATGTTTAGGCGTCCACCATCGTGTTACCTCTCCAATCTTATACCCAACTTGCGCATACGTCGACATTGTGAATAGGGATAAAATTAAAATTAGTTTAAGCTGTTTCATAGTTTATAAATTAATTTTTGATTCAAATACCATTGTTAATAAATTTTCTGCAAAATCATCATCGCTTGTTCCTATATGTATCTTAACATCCTTCTCCATTAATTTTATGTTCTGCTTTGCTGCTCTTAACAAATGCTCGTCCATAAAGTCTCGCATAATAATTGCCATATCATCTATATCTTCCATTGCTTCTTTAGTTAATTTATAGAATGTATTGAACTTATAAGCATGCCCAACTGTTGGGCTATACATTAATTCATCTACTATAACAGGTGCGAGTGCGACGGCTGCTATAGACACTGCTGCCTTGCGTAAAAATTGTTTACGATTCATTCCCGTTCTATTTTAGTTACCCTTTCAATTACCTTATAAGTAAACACATCTAATATACCACACGCTATCAATTCGTGTTTGTCCAGTTTATAAATTTCTTCTACACGTTTATCTAACTCAGCTTCTGTCTTAAACTCTTCATAATGAACGCCTCCACCATTATCCGCCCAATCAAAATACTCATATACTAATATTATCTTTTTCATAGTTTATACTCTACTAATTGTTAATTGTGATGTTCGCTTAAATGATTCTATCTTTTGCTTTGGTCTATCATTAAAAAATAAACGCAACGCTACTATAGGACGTAATAGAAATGGATTCTTTTTTTGTCGTGGTATAGGCAATGTTCCATAGCTACCATTATTATAATACCAACTTGATCCTGCTGTTGTATCACTTAATCTCCAATATGGAGTAGACGTTGTATCGGAACAAAAAACATTTACCATAATTACCTCCTTTGCCAATAATATGCTTGTGTATTATAATTTGTTTTCTTCATCGGCGTCTTAGGGTATGGCGCTTCACATCCACTAACACGATTATTGAAATACGTATAACCATTGCTTGTTGTTTGCCATGATAGACCACTACATGACATAAAGATAAGAGCCAGTAATACAATAATAGTTTTCATTTTGTTTCGTGTTTGGAGAGAAGTGAATTCTTTTCTTGCTCCCATCTTTCTATATCCAAATAGTAATCTGGATTTTCGTTAGGAGATAAGTGTGGCGTAATTGGTTTCCTTGGTTTATCTCTCAATAGTTGAAGTAGTTCCGCTTTGTCGGCCGCTAGTTTTTCACATTGAAGAACGTATGTTGTATACAGTTCCTTCAGTCGCTCATTCTCAAGTTGAAGTTGTTCATTCTCTTCTACTAATCCATCAGTAATCTTAAGCGTTACATTATTATCCTTAATGAATTTCTTCAGTCGCTCGTTCTCTGCCTTGAGCGCAGCGAGTTCATCATCTGTACTATTCATAACTATAGATGGTTGATATGGTCCATTGTTTTTCATATAGATATAATGTTTGTTGGATCCCTATGAGCCCACCATTCGGTTAACTTATGTACAATACGTGCATCACTTTTATTCTGTGCCATCTTGATCGCAAGTACCTTATAGTAATCAGTTATGTTATCATCCAGCCTTTGCTCTCTTTGTGCTCTCATCTTTTCAACTGACTTACGCATATTTTCTGTCTTGCCAGATCGTGTACCACCGTCAACAATATCAACGGTAGGATCAAATTCCATAAAGAACCATTCATCCTTTGCCATTGGTGTTACGTTTAATTTTTTCTTGGTACATCATTTTCTTGCCCTGTCTCGTAAGCTCATTCTTGCACACTACCTTCGTGTACTTAATGTTTTCCGTTGTTTGATTTGCCATTGGATAGTTGTTTAAAATGTTTCGCGGTCTATATGGGAATCGAACCCATCTGAATCTTCTGCGTGACAGGCAGACGGACACACCCTGCATCCCCATAGACCATTACTAATGTTTACCGTTAGCCTTACCGTTACTAAGTTGTTTAGTTGTTAATACTTCATGTTCTACGTCTATAGCTTCAAGCTCAGCCTTGACCTGTTCTACTAAATTTTTATGTTCTGTCTCTATTACATTTATTGTGAGCGATACCGAATTACCATACATAGCAGGTACGTCTTTCTTCAAACCAAGGTCGTATGCAATTAAGTTACTGTTAAACGTTCCAATACTCGCACCTTCGAATTTTTGTGTTTTGATAATCTCGTCAATATTGTCAATGACCGTTACAAATTCTTCATCCTCATGACGTCCAGCCTTGAACTGAGATCTGAAGGATGCAAAGTACCTTGAACTAACACCAACATGTGAACACAGGCCTGACCATGTGAATGGCCTACCTAAAGGCACTTCAACAAGTCCATAACCCTTTCCACGATTCTTCCATTCTCTCTGTATCCATGGATTATCATTACACCACTTAAAATAATCCTCAGCTGCATGAGCCATAGCCTCTGGAGTTTCAAACGCTTTAGGCTTACCAGGTCCCATATGCATATTAGCCAAATACTTCCTATCATCTCCCTTGATAGTAAACTTACCATAGTTAACTCCTATACCATCTGTTGCCTTGGGTGGTCTCTTGCCTTTGAACTTACGTTTCTTCCTCTTAACTTTTACAGCCATTAGAATGGTACTTTATTTGGATCAATAATCTCCTCAGGTTCTGGTACATATGTAAATCCCACCTCCGCATAATAGTCTTCCCAGAACGTATCTCTAATTTGACTATCCTTCATAGCGTTAGCACTCCTTGAAATCATTCTTATATTACCATCTATATATCCTAATGGACTGACCTTCCTATCTATAGTCATATCATCCGGTCCCATTCCCTTTAGCTTAATATAATTAGTTTTCTTACAGAACTCTTTAAAGAATTTGAAAGTAAGCTCAAATATTCTGCCTCTCCGTTTAGCATTACTCTTAAGACAATTATAGGCATACCTTATGGGATTCTTTTTTCTTGCTTTCCTTGACCTACATGATGCGCATAACTTTCTACCCTTACTGGGGTTCTTACAATTCTTAGTAGAACATTTCATACGCGTTCTACAATTAATTTTACCCCTAACTTATTTTGCCAATACTTCCGCTTCAACTCATGATCGTCAAAGCCCTCTCTAAATTCCTTTGCTTCAACCTTTGCTCCAAGTAAGCCATCACTTGTTACATACATACGTATCTGGTTAGATGCTTCCAAACGCAATATGTATCTCTTTGCTCGTAACCATACTTTGTAGATTCCACGTATCTCTGTAATCTTTTTGCGTTGACGGTGTATCTTCCTATATGGAAGAGGTTCACCTCTGACCTCTTGTTTCTTCATGTAAAGTTAAAATTTTATTTAATCATTTCCTACCTGCATTTTTTTGTATCTTTTTTGCTTTCCCCTCCCCAAACCCCACCAGCGCCGATGTCGTCGCAACGTCGAAAATCGGGGTGAGACAGTAAAGAGGTAAAAAGTCAAACACTTATATACACCACTTATAGTATTACCTAGTATTAGTATTATATATATATAGTGTCTCAGTGTCTCAGGTATATCTGCGAATAAAACAGGCTGGAAACGAAGTTTCTGTGAGACGTTTGAGACGGCAAAAGCTATATTTTTCATGATTTTCGTTTTTTAGCTTTTTTGACCTTAGTAACTTTTAGGACTAAACTGGTACTTTCTACTGTCCCAGTCTCAGCGTTTTCACTTACTCCGAGTGGATCGAAAACTACTTTATACCCCTTTGTTCTATGCTTTGTAGTATCGTATGGGGGTGGGCTGGCAGTTAGTTTTCCATCTGAGTTTGAGTATACAATCTCCCTTACTTTGTACCCATTTACTTTTTCTCCAAATACCTTTTTAAGGGCAACTCCTATACCTACGTCATATAGTTTAATAGTTCTATACTGTTCTAAAGATCGTAATAGAATTATAGCATCGCTTGACGTAAGTACAGCTTGTTTACCACCTTCCTCTTTAGACGTTTTAAAATGAGACCGGACTGCATGATGCTCCATGGATTCCTTTTCAAAGCTAACATTTATTTCGTTTCGTGCCTCTCGTATATTAGTATCGTTATCTTCAAGCCAATTAGTAGTACATAGATATTTAACTTGTGACCAGAGCATTTCTTTGTCTATCTTTTTAATATACACTTTCCAATCGAACATTCCTGGCTTAAGTGTTACACAAAGGAAACGAGTATTCTGCTCCCCTACAGAGAATAGGTCCTGTCTATTAGTACTACCACATAAGCTAGCTGTTCTATCTATAGTAACGGGACGTCTTGCATACGGTAATCTTATGTCGATTTTAGGTATGCTAATCAAGGACTTATAGTGTTCCAGCTCCTTATGCTGTAGCCCTCTCATCTCATCATCGACTATAATCATATACTGGCCCATGTCTGACTTACTATCCTTTGAATTCAGATCCACGCCCGATATACTTACCCATTCTGGTTTTGGAGAAAGCCATTCAAGGAAACCAGTTTTACCACTACCTTCTTGGGTACCATATAACATTAAGAAGAAACGATTCACAACGGATACGGCTGGTTTATCTTCTGGATTTACCGCCTGTACATATGCTCGTATGAGCCAAGCTTTAAGAAATAGTTCAAGCAACTCTGGGTCCTCTGCGGGAACGTATGAGCAAAGTGTTTTGATATGATCTTTCTTATCCCACTTAGGTAAGGCTTCTGCCCATATCTTAACTGGATTAATTCTGGGTATCTCAACGCTCTCTAGAAAACGATCAAACATCGACACCGGAATATAGGAGTTATTGTCTCCAAGCTTATTATACTTATAACATAGGTCTATAGCGCTTGTCTCCTTATTCGTGGATAAATCAATGTGTGCTTTCTTGAACACGTCGTATACAACGTGCTCCTTAAGATAGGCAAGCGCCTGTTCCATTTGTTCCGGACCACTCAGCCTACGCTGTTTCGAGTATGCTGTACCCTGCTCTCCTATTTCTAGTGCGGCCTTGGACCACAGTGCCTTAATATCCGTCACTAATTTCTTGCGGTCATTGTCCCCAGAGTCGGGGTGCATCCACTCTTCTTTTATTATCCTATCGACCACGGCCTGTGGTGTGTCATCATCGTATTCTTGTATACACCTAACCGTAATAAGTTTTAGGTCAGGGTGGTGTTTACTATGTTTTTTGAATAATTCTTTCTTAAGTAGCTTCATCGTGTATATGCATTTGGATCGTTATTGAGAAAGACTGGTTGGTGGCACCTGCCTTGTGCTAGGTCGAAATGTATTCGAATACCACATTGTTGTTTAATACTATTACATACTAACTTGTATCTTGCTTTGTACTCTTCAGGGTTTAAGTTTTTTAAAATTGGATTGTATCCTATTGCTTTGATACCACGACCACTGTGGCTGGTCCAAACAATTTTTAATTCGGGAACGAACTCGAATAGTTGTCGCTTAACAAAGTTTATACTATCAACGTCATCAATGTCTATACCATAATACCCGGTAGTTTGTTTGAGGAGTATGTACTGGTTGCGGATTGAGCCGTTGATAGTATTGAACCTATTAAGGACTAGAGCTGGGCACTTATGTTTTTCTCTAGGTGGGTCCTTGAGTATAGAGTTGACGATTGCTCGCCAAGTAACATCGTATGCATACGTAAGTGAAGCCGATTTACCCAGAGCGAAAAATATATGAAACTTTATCATTTAGTCTAAAGGGGATATAAATATAATAAAGCACGGACGAATTAAAAAACTAATTTTTTTTGACATAGATCATCGCTTTCATTGTAAGATCGGTGACATTATCAACCTTAAAACGTTTGTATAATGATTCTGCTATCTCCATATACTTCTTGTGTTCGGCCGGTGTAAAAATTAATGTAATAGGCATCACGTCCACATCATGTATTTCTTTTTCGGTTATCTTCTTTTTGTCCGGGGTGATTACTCCATTCTCCATATCCTCAAGTTTCTTTAATACTTCTTCAGGCATTGGTATACCCCAGGCTTTGAAAAAAGACTTCGTATTACCCTTCTGATTTGACCACTCTTCACTTATGCGTAGGGTATCTACTTGTCCAGCACGTGCCCTATCGAATATGGCCGACATGACGTTGAACTCTTTGGCCGTAAGCAGTCGTGATGGAATAGAAGCCCAAAGAAATTTCTCTTTGTTTTCTACTGCATCCTTCCACCTAGTATTGCCATCAATCAATGTGTAGTCCTTATTAATAATAACTGAACCTGCCTTACCAAATGAGTCAAGTGAGTTCCGGAATACCGCAGCCCCTTCCTCATCGAAGAGTTTAAAATTGTTAGGCGTTGGTTTAATCTTAGGTACACTTACTTTAATGCAGTCCCAAATAATGTTTGATTTTTTCATGTTTATAGATGTTTAAGTAAAATTTGATTATTCTTTTTATATTTTGCCCATACGAATCGTATGTTTTTAATCTTAAGCATACCGTTTGGCTTTTTAATAATTTCCGGAGACACTTCAGGATACAGATCTAAAAATTCTTTCAAACCTTCCATGCGTTTAGCCGTATCGTTATATATGCTAGTGTAGCCTCCAATTTGTTTTAGCTGAGTCGTGTATGCAAATGCGTAGTTATTAAATTTTAATATGGAACCGCCTTGTTTAAGTATGCGTAGTTGATAGTCTGTATCTTCTAGCATCTTTATACGGAACCTCAACGGTGTATTAGTTATAAGAACACACGAAGTTAGGGATGTGTTCAACGTATAGTCCTTTGTTTTACTCGCTAAGAAGGATGCAGATGTGGTAAGTCCAGCAAGTAATATAGGACTTAATTGTTTTTTCTCTAGGGTGTTTTCTATATCCGAAAGCACCTTGTTTATATCTTCATGGATTACCTTACCTTTATCATGTAGGTATATTTTTCCTATGTCATCATCCAGTTGCCAATGCTTTGTGTACCCCATCTTTTTTGAATGCTCTATAGCATAATTGCGAGCAACGGATACTGTTCCATAGTTGGAGCTGGGCAACCTCAGAAGGTTCCGAACACTAATAAACTCGTTGTACTTACTATACTCGTTTTCTTCAACTACCACCTTGTAGTTCTTGATATTGTTTTCTTCGAGCAGCTTAACTGTTTTTTGGTTATCTGCCCTTCCTTTAGATGGAATGTAAATTGGATATTTCATATTTAGTCTTTAAGTAAATTATATGCCTCTCTTGGTTTTGCCTCTATTAAACCAACTATATCTGTGCAATGGTCAGCTGCCTTTTCCATAGTCGTTTTGAGTATCTTCGACCACTTCTTCACATCTTTCTTGGGTACCTCTAGAACAAGCGAGTCATGTTCTGATAATACTATAGGTGCTCCTTTAGGAAGTGATACCATCGCTAGCTTGATCATGTTAGCGCCACAACTTTGAATAGGGTTATTCATGGCTACTGTTCTGACCATCCAATCTTCTGGATCCCTCAACGTCCGCCTACGTCTATACTTATCTGCACTATATGATATCCTTTCTTTAATGCTATTCTTTACGTTAGTGTTTAACCAATTTGTGAGGGATGGAACGACTCTTTTGAATTTACTTAGTACAGCCACCCCGTCATAGTATGGTATCTGTAAATACTCGGCAATAGATTTAGGTCCAGAGCCATACAGTATTTTAAAATTAAATACTTTTCCATCTTGTCGTTGAGCTAAGTGATGTGGGCATTTACATTTTTTAGGAAAGGCGCACTTTTTTTCTTTTCCCTTTGCCCATCTCTCTGGATATATTATACTTGCTGTAAGACTATGTATATCATCTCTCCTTAATAAAGTATCTATCCATATCTTCTCTTTGGATGCGGCAGCTGCTATACCGATTTCTTGGTTACTAAAATCTGCGATAATAAACGCGTGTCCTTTCTTAGGTATAAAAGCGGTGCGGTGTAAAGTGTTTGCGGGAATTTGTTGTAGGTTGGGATGGGCTGAAGATAACCTACCTGTATTCATTACTTGCTCATAACGTGTTCTGACTCTCCCATCAGGATCTAATGTACTACCTTTCTCATCATCTACTAACCAACTACTTCCATAAGTTGTTAAGTTTTTATAGTATGCGCGGTATTCAATAAACTTATTTAGTATAGGATTATTGTATCGTGGACCCAACTCTTCAAGCTCGTTATAGGATTCTATTAACACCCCTTGCTTAGCAAAGTATTTTTTTACTTGCGATGGGCTGTCCCAGTTAGCAACATCAGATGGTAGTCGTTTTAATAAGTCTTTTGATTCCTGTGTATATTGTCTCGCTATACCCAACCAAATACTCTTATCGAAGCCAATGCCCCTGTCCTCCATATCGACAAGTACTTCAACTAACTTATTTTCAAGGGCAGCTACCTTCTGTAGTCCAAGCTTTTGTATTCTACTTATCTGAGCTACCATTAATTGAGGAAGATGGCGCACGTCGTTTATAGCATAATCTCGTTCAGCTTGTGTAAGTGGTTTATCTATAGGACGTTCAGTAAATGACTTTCCCATTTCTTTATTTTCGAGTGCTGGTAAACCATACCGCTGGAGTGTCCATAGAAGAGACGAACTGAGCTCCTTTAATTTTTCGACGTTTTTTTCACGCCGTGGTAAATTCTCTCCCAGTATAACTTGTTCCATTACTCTCGTGTCCCATATATTAGTTACTGTTATTCCATGCATTCGTTTTAACCAGAGGCAATCAAACTTTGCATTATGAATTATTTTAATAATAGATGGATCTTCCAACTCGTGCTGTATATCTTTTATGTTTTCGTGGAGCGTCATTCTTTTTCCATCGTTACGAGTAATGCAAAATATCTTTGACTTACCAGGTATCGGATGGAGTCCGGTTGTTTCGATGTCTACTGCTATAAAATTTCCCATGGGTTTAGTGTAGTTTAATTAGTTCAAGTCCATAATTGTTTATTCCGTCTTTTATATTAATTCCTTTTTTAAAAATAAGTTTGTTATCCTTAAATGCGCTATAGTCAACTACATGTTGGGGATGGCCAAACTTATCTTTTATAGTAACTAGCTTTGGGTGCTGCCTCTTAAGTGACTCTGCCATTTTCAATCTACCATTATTAAGATGGGAGTCCGTCATACCACCCTTTACGGTCATCGTTTGCATCTTACCACATAGGAAGGCTTGGAATAATACGGTACATAATCCTGACTGTAATACTCGTATGCTTAGATCAGTGTCTGCATTATATGTACCTCTCCATCTTAAAGGTAATGAGTTGTCTACTAATATACAAGAATAGATTCGTGTATTTAATATAAACGGATTTTGTTTTGCCTTACGACTAGCAAACATAAAATACTGCATACCGCTAAGACCTATGTTCGTGTAGCGATCTGTAAACTCCTCACATATTTTAAATATGGTACCAGAGTCCACGGGTATCTTCATGTTATGGTTGAGCCTAAAGAAGTAGCTTATGTTATCATCGAGTATCCAATGGCGCTTATGGCCCTCAGCAATGCTATGTTCCCATACCCAATTTCTAGCTGGTATAGGACACCCTACATTTTTAAAAGGTAGTACCAATATCTTTTTGGAATTGATAACTGCGGCATATTTAAGATACTCGTGCGGTTCAACAACAATTCTATAGGGCACTTTCATATAGTCTAATGTCTTGGCGGTGTACCGACTCTCCCACCTGCCCTTACTTATTATATATACTGGATAGCTTGGATTCATACTTTCTTTTTCTTTTTATTGTTTTCCTTAGTACTGTTAGTAAATGATTTAAATCGTTTAGCCAATTCTTCAACGTATGGATTCTTGTTACCTAGCAAGGCCTTGAATATAATTTCATCGTTGGAGTAGCTATATAAATCATCTCTTAGAGAATCTTTACATGTAAAATCTTTTAAACATTCCTGGTTAAAACATCCAGCAAATTTAGTATTGCATTTCATAGCGTGTGTTGGTTTCTTTATGGGCTGCTTTGAGAGCTGAGGCAATAACTTGATGCATATCGTAGTAGTGATACTCGGCAAGACGTCCTCCAAAAATTACGTTCGTTTCTTTATCCGCAAGTTGCGTATACTTTAAAAACAATACTTGGTTATTGGTATCGTTGATTGGGTAATACCTTTCTTTGCCCAGCGACCATTCTATCGGAAACTCCTTTGAAACTACACTACTATTATTAGTGAATTGCCTATAGAAGTGTTTATGTTCAATGGACCTGGTATAAGGGATCTGCACATCTCCATAATTTATAACTGGAGTTCCTTGATGGTTCTTTGTATACGTCTCATGGTGCTCAAATTCTAGAGAGCGGTATTGAAGTACACCGTAACAGTATTCGAAGTATTCATCCAGCGATCCTGTGTATACTATCTTTTTACAATTATAATCATGTCCTTTAGTATAGGGTGTCCCAAGTTCGTATGGAATATCCTTTAGCATCCCTTGAATCATTGGATTGTATCCTTGTTCTGGTATACCCTGATAGTAGTCGTTAAAGTAATTATTATTAAAGGTATAGCGTATAGGTAAGCGCTTGATAATAAATGGAGGTAATTCCGTACACGGTCTGCCCCATTGTTTTTGGGTATAGCCTTTGATAATTAAATTATAGAGTGTAGTGCCTACCAAGTTAGTGGATTGCTGTTCTAAGTTAATGGGGTTTATATAATCCGTTAGTTCACTTATTATTTGTTGCCTTGCTTTTTCCGGATCAGCGATACCCCATATCTGATAGAACGTATTCATATTAAATGGTAGATTGTATAACCTATTGTTTCGCATAGCTAATGGAGAGTTAACAAACGGCTCGAAACGAGTAAACTGATTAACATACTTCCATAAGAGCTCACTATTCGTATGGAAGATGTGTGCTCCATAGTTATGGATAGGTATACCATTAATGTCTAGGCAGTAAGTATTACCACCTAAGTGATTACGCTGGTCTATGACTAGGCACTTATAACCATGCTTAGTCACCTCATGTGCGAAAGTACATCCAAATACTCCAGCTCCTACTATAAGATAATCATACTTCATAGTAGCTTATAGTTAAACGCTTTGCAATCAGTTACTATAGGTGGGAAGTATCGACATAACTCACATAGTTCCAAGTCGTAATACTCCATCCAAAAATGATGCTTAGAAGAATTTAAATGCCCTAGCTTAGCATTCCCTTTTTCTTCTAGGAAGGTCGCTACAGCTTTCATATCTTCAAAAAAGAATACCAGAAATTGTTTCTCCCAAGTACCTAAAAAACTTTGCTGGGATGCGAATTGAAATGGACTACCTACTTGTCCGTCTGTTCCGCGTTCCAATTCTGGAGAGTCCTTCTTTGCCTCTCTAGTATAGGCTATCATATTTCTGATTAACCACGTTTTAAAATCCATACCGCAGTAGATGGATTCTGTGGAATGCCTGCGGTGCTCCTTAATATAATGGAAGAGCGACACTAACCTATCGTATGGATTACGGACAACTGTAAACTTAGTATATTCGTGAAAGCATTCAGGATATTCCGTAGCGTAGTGGCGAGCTGTAAAGTGATCGAATCTTTGGTTAAACGCATCGCTTATACTTCTACCAGCACACTTGGGTATGTGTATAAAAATTAACTTGTGGTCGTGGGTTATCATTTCTTCTTAGGTTTAGAGTCTGTCCATCTTTTATTCATAAGCGGTACATTAGGTACTTGAGGATACCATATACTTTGGGTATCCTTAAGAACCTTCTGTCCAACCAGCTTACTAAATTTTACAATGCTTTCAGGTGTAGCAAAAGATACAAGAATTTGTTTAATAGGTCTAAGATCGTTTTGTTTAAACTCTGGCATGTCTTTCCAATGTTTGGAGTATGCGTTTTCACTTGAGATTTTTTTCGACATAAGATACTAATTTTTTAAAGGTTAACAAATAATTATGGTTCTTGATTTCAAATCGTTTCTTCGTTCCATTTACTTCTACTATATAGGCTAGAATCTTTTTAGCTTCTTGCTCTATATATATAAGGAGTTTTGGAGTAGTAACGAACGGACGAACGACCTTTGACGGTTTTAAGTCTTTTAACTTCATAGCTTACTTTTTTTTAAAGGTAGGGTATTACGGGTTTTAGCCTAGCGTGTAACCACGGGCTTCTGGTAAAGTCTGGGGGCCTATTTAGACAGCGCCAGAGGGGTATTCGAAAAGGCTCTATTACGAAGGTTTTCGTACTAGGTTTTAGGCTCGAAAACTAAGGTTTTAGTTTTAAAATAGATCCTTATAACTAAACTCTTAGTTTTCAACTTTAGTTATCCTTTAGCTCAGCTTTTAGTATAGCCTTACGAATAGCTTTAGTTATAACCCCTGCCCTATCCGCTCTGAATATCTTTTCGAATACGGCTGATACTGCCCCTAAGTCTGTAGCTTCGATTCTTAGTTTGCAGTATCTCTCTGGATCATCCTTTGCTTGCTTATGGGAAACCATAGAGAAAAAGAAAATTTCTTGTTCGTTCATTTTGTTGAGTATTTAAGTACACCTCTTCCACCTTCTTTTATCCACTGTCTTAAAAGAGCGCGAACCACTTGGCCCGCACTCAGATCGCATTCTTCTAACAAAGCTTGAAGCTCGTTATCTTCTTCAGGCTTTAGTCCATAGTTATTAAAACTATTCTTGCTGTTTTTTATTTTAGGTCGTGCCATATTATACGGTTATTAAGTTAAAGAAATTTACTACGTCTCTGTCTGTCATGAATTGTTTATAGGTTACTGGAGTCTCCAAGGAGATACCTGCCATCGATCTACATCTTGATAACGCCACATAGAGTTGACCAGGTGCGAATATCCTATTAGAGTCTATATGGACAAGATCGAACGATTGCCCTTGGCTCTTATGAATACTTATAGCCCAAGCTAATTGTAATGGCATTTGAATATACCAAGCTACAACTCGTTCAGTCCACTTACCATCTATGTCCTGTTCCTTTTTCTTACGTTCCCACTTGGACGTATATATCTTAGCTTCAAGTCCATCGTTTGTTTTAATACGCACCCACTGCTCTGTATCAAAATCTTCAGCGTCTCTTGGGGCATCATGGATTTCAGTTACTATGCCCAGCGTTCCATTTACTATCCTAGATTCAAATTCTCCACGTAGATGTGGAGGTTTGTCTGCCCTATTCTTTTTAACCATAACCTGCGCTCCTATCTTAAGCGTGAGTTGATCTTGAGCTGGGTTAGCCGGCCACTCTCCAAACTTTTCTGCGTAGAAGATAGCTGGTGGTTCCGGAATCATATCAAGATAACTTTGATTTACTATATCCGCTTGCTTATTAGTCGCACATAACCTTATACGAATATCGTAAGGCTGGCCGACTAACTTATTCAACTTAGTAAGCATTTTCTGTGGTACGTTTCCATCCCTTGCATAATCTAGTAAGTCAATAAAATCCGGATCACCCTTCTGTCTTAGCACTTCGTTTAGCATACGAGTTTGAAAACCACCTTCCCTGTATACTCTAGAGTCAAACATAAACGGAGACTTGTATCCAGCTAACTTTAAAGCGTTCAGGTCATAGTATCCTTTTACTACTGGAGGCAATTGATAGAAGTCACCGAATGCTATAACTTGGATTCCTCCAAACGGCCTGTCGTCTCCTTTAACATGTCTTAAGCAGCGATCTATGTAATCCATTATATCGCAACGGACCATACTAATCTCATCTATAATAAGAGTCCTGAGTTGAAATTTAATAAACCCATGTGCCCTATCCATCTCTGTAGGATATTTGTTATAGGTAGGGTGTATAATACCATCGCTTACAGGAATCTTGAAGATGGAGTGCAGTGTCCTTCCGTCTATATTAAGAGCTGCTAATCCAGTTGGTGCTCCTAAAGTATAGGACTTGTTACCCATCATCGTGAGCTCGTTTATTAATACTGACTTGCCGACACCTGGCTTACCTAATACCAAAGCATTATCGTTAGTAGTTTCGGTAAGGTTAAAGATCTGTTTCTGATTCTTGGTTAGTTCCATATTAGTTGTA